CCTGCTTTAACTTGGCTTCAACCTTTGGTTTCCAAGTGCTATTCTCCCATTGACGCAAGGCTGCGGCCGCTACCTTTTTATCTTCATTGGCATAGCTTTTATTGGTGGCAGCATCGACACCCCTTGATACGACGTTACGTCCATCGCGTGATTTGCGCTGCGTATCAACGGCAGACTTGGCAATACCTAATAATGTTTTGTCTAAGCTCATAGTTTATCTACCAGTCCATGTTGTCGTTTAGGTTTTCTAAGTAATTAAGATTCTCTGTGGCTTTTGGGTCAGTCTTTATCGCTGGCAAGCCGCGTGCATACAAGCCTTGTAATTTGCTGGTTTGCGGGGTCGACTTAGGTGCGGCTGGCTGACTGGCTTGTTGACCGGGTAGATTTAAGGTTAGCCCGCCAGCGCTTACTGACTTGCCATTACCACTACCTCTTGCGCTAGGATTAATGTTGTATATCATCTGCTTTAAGTTGCCGAGCGACGACGCGCCCGCCATTGATAATAAAACCTTGTGCCCTAGCGCGTTTTGATCGGCCTTACTCATTTTTTTACGGTCACGCTCAGGTACAGCGCTAATCACTAAATCAAACGCTTCACCATACAAGTCCAAAAATTCTTGCTCGTTTTTTGCTTTACCCATGTCTTTTAATTTCGTGCCAGCGCGAGCATAGGTAGCAGTAGTTGCAGCATCGGCTTTGATGCCTAGGCTTTTAACACTCTTTAATGCGGCGTTGACGCCCTTATCTACATTGGCATTGAAGTCTTGCGGCGTAACAACACCCTTACCTGATTCCGCTTGTTTGGTTGAGGTTTTAGCGGCGCCCTTTGGTAGTTTTGGAATGGCTGGCACTGAGCGAGCAACGGTATTACCGCCGCCTGAGTAAGTAGCGTTATTTTTACCCTCTATAGACACCATTGTTCTTATGATTGCTTGGCGCTCACTGGCTGTGTATTGACTCATAGGTTTGTCTTTACCGCCTACTGCTGCCAATACTTTGCTCGCGTAACCTGCGGTATCGTTCTCAAACTTAGGTGCGTACCTACCAATAGCTTTTGATAACGGTAAATTTCGGTAGCTATTGCTGCTAAAAATTAAATTCTCCATCGCTTTTGCGCCCGTCGCATTATCGGGGAATACAGCAAATCTGCCATCACTACCTATCGCCCCATTGGCTTTTGCAAACGGGCCGTACTCAATGTTTCCTATATTATTATTTCTAAAGTTACGGTTTCCTTTGGCTGTTACTACGGTGCCGTCTGCCATTTCCATCTTAGTCCAGCCTGGACCTGCTTCAACCACCCTTACCGCGCCTTGTCCGCCGCCATTAACGATAGGCGTACCACCTGCGTCAACGTCTGAGCGTCCGACATATTCGCCAATGCGGTTTTGACTATTGACGTTTGATAAGTCCACAGCATTGGCGTGTCTGACGCCTAGCTCATCAATCGTAAAGCCATGCTTCACGCCTAGCTCATCGATGGTATAGCCATGCTTGATACCCAGCTCATCGACTTTATAGATATGCTCGCGCTGTTGTTTATTCGCATCTTTAGCATCGTCAATAATCGCCTCACCTCTTTTCAAGGTTAGCTTATCCTCTATCTCTTGGGTTTTAGCCGCACGCGCCGCTGCCGCTGCTTTAATTTCATCTTCAATCGCGCCTGCGTTTTGTAGCTTGTTATAATTACCAGTCGCTTCTTCAAATGTTGTGCCCTTGCGCCCAAGCTCCTGACCGGTTTCTTTATCGATGATGGTTTGAAAATAGAACGGCTTGCCGTCTGGACCTTGACGCTGAATAATCTTGCCTGTTGTTGCGTCACGCTCAAACTCAATCTTGTACGGTAGCTTTTTATTACTGTTGACCGCTTTGGCCAATACATCAATTTTTTGCTGCTCGTCCGCACCGATACCATCTAAGTAAGCCAGTTGATTGCGCGTTTCCTCATAGGTTACTGAGTCGGTAAATTCTTTGTTCTTAATCTTATTCTGATTCAGCGTTATCTGATTGCCTTCAAGCGTCACATCATGGTTTTGCTGCGCGCGTAAATCCGCCTGCTGTTGGCGGTTGCGGTTGTACTGCTTGTCCGCTACACGCTCTGCTTCTTTTTTCTTATCTTCTTCATAGCCCATGATGTTTTGGGCGAAACGATTGGTAAACTGCGCAATGCCGGTTAAGCTACTCATGCCATTCTCCTAATTACATCCAAACGCCGGTGCCGACGGTGGTCTTTGCTGGCTTATTTTTATATTGATCCCATGCTTTGAAAACGGTGCCGCCTAAGTCTGCCCAGCTATTGGCTGCGCTATTAGCATTGGCTTGCGATTGATCGGCGCGATTGGCGTAGGTCTGAGACAGTGCGGTTGAGGCGCTATTGATATTTGATTGCACGCCGTTTAGCTTGTTGATACCGGTCTGATTTGCGTCTTGATAGCGCGCAAAGGTTAAATCCTCGGCTCGGTCCATTTCTTGCTGGCGCGTCTGATTAACCGTTCCTGCCAGTGCAAGTGCTCGTGATAAAGACAGTTGACGCCCTAATGAATCAGCACGTCCGCTATTGGGATTGACGCCTGTGCGCTGCATCTGTCTGAGTCGTGCGGCTTCTGAATTGGCGAACTGGGTATTAACATCGCCAATGGCTCTTGTGGTCACGCCCTCTATATCAGGCTTTGCGCCCTGCGTCACCAGTGATAGATAGCCTTGTTCAATCGGACCGTATATCTTCTCGTAGTCCTCCTGTTTCTTTTTGGCAATCTCCATCTGCTCTCTTTGCAAGGCGAGCGAGGCGTCGCTATAGCCGTCCGCTTTCTGCTGCTGCTTTTTTTGCTCTTTATCGCTGAGCAAGCCACCAACCCCGCCAATCACAGCACCGGCCGGACCACCCGTTAAAAACCCTGTTGCCGCCCCAAGTATGCCGCTTAAAAAGCCCATGACGCCCTCTCTTATTTAATAATGAATATGTAATTGATGAATTTTAGACACGACAAAAACCCAATCATCTGTTAATGACTAGGTATCTGTTTGTTGTGAGGTGGCAAAGACTGCCTAAGTGCTACAAGTATGCTGCTTTTATTATAGGTTTAGTATAACAAATTACTGTAGCGGCAAACTCTCTTTATCGGTTAGTTTGCCATTTTTAATATACTCATATCGATCATCAGCCTGTCTATCAATAGGCACAATAGACTCATTTTCTTCTATCGGCATATCCTCAATAAACCAAGTAGGGCCTTCTACCGTCTTTACTATCTCGCCCGTGTCCGTCTTATATACTGCATAGTGAGCCATTTTTTTATCTCCGCATGGTCATGGCATGAATGTAACGTTGGGATAAATTGGCAGTGCCACCATCAGCCACACGCATTTGTAGCTCATAAGTGCCAGCCACCCCCGTACTATCGTGTCTTGATAACGAAAAACTTCCTGCATTGCGGTTGTCGTTCGCCACATCGATATTGTGACTATGTCCGCCTAAACTTGTATAACCAATAACCACATTACCCGACACACCTACATACCCCGATGATGTATAAGCGCCTCCTGTGAACGACCCGCTGTGATTGTGCCCTGACGCATCAACGGCAGATGTTGCTCTACTTGCTGATCTTGCTTCACTAAAAAACACCTCTATATTATCAGCAATCACCGCGCCGCCCTTTACGATACGGCACAAAATACTTTGCTTACGCGCGTAATCTGGGAAGTTAAAGATAGCATTAAAATTTAGCATGGTATGCCCCATATCGGCCGGTACAAACAAACTTTGTATGGTGGTGTAAATAGTTCCCACAGCTATTGCGCTTTCTGTAAAAGATGATACTGGCACCGTCACCGCATTGCCTTTGATATCCAATGTATCAATCGACGCTCTACGAATAAAAGTATCTTCTAAGTAGTTACCTCCCGGTATAGTCACACCATCAATCACTGTACCATCAGGTATCGATACAAACGGTGTTGACGTGCTGCCATTCTGACCGGCAATCGCAAACCTGCCAGCGCTCACAAGAAAATCAACGGTGCGACCATCATTGGCAATCCCAAGCCCGCCTATCACTCCATTCACATCAGCGCGGATTGTCCAGCTCGCATTGATACCATTGATAGCGCTTTGCGCTGTTTGTATAGACGATGTATGCTCGCCAACGGTTGATTGTATGGTATCAGTGCGTTTGGATAATGCAGTGTTAGCATCAGCCACCGCCGTGATAGCGGTCTGCATTACACCGGCGTTGGCCTCAAAGTCTGCGCGTATGGTTGTGGTTTGTTCTGACAATGCTTTGATAGCATCTACCCGCGTTTTACTTTCAGTTGAGATAGCGGCGCTATTGCCATCTACTCTTGAGTACACCGCATCGAATTGCTGGCTGGTTGAATACTCAAGCTCTTGGCTTGCGCTACGCTCACTCCAAACACCGACCAGATTCTCTGGTGAATCGTCACCCGCCCAGCCTTTTTCATCACCGGCCATGCGCGGATTTACCTGCGCAAACACCCCGCTAATATCGCTTGCATTAGCAGCACTGGCACTGGCGGCTGTCTGCGCGTTACGAGCTACAATACCTTGACTACTCATCACCTCGTCATTAAAGGTTGATGATAAGTTTGATATATCAGTGGCATTGGTGTCGGTTTTAGTAGCGGTAGTTTCAAGCTTTTGCACGATAGATGATGATGAATTAACCCCATCACCATTAATCTGGCTATCAAGCGAGACAAATTGCTGTGTCAGCGCTGTATCTTTATCAGCCCGCGCTTTTTCTTCACGTAGTAGCGCGGCATGACTTGCGCCAGGTGATGGTCTGCCGACCGCTATCCAGTCAATCTTAAAGTAGTTTAAGTTGTCTGCTAGGCTGGCAAGCTTTAGGTTAAACCCCGTAACAGTTCCTGACCATTCCATGTAGAAATTAACAATCGCAAACCCTTCTGGTGTATATTCAGGCTCAGCCGCGGTTAAGCTGCCGCCAGCATACGTCAGTAACGCAGCCCATGTTGGCGTACCTACTTTTTGTATGCGTAGTTTGACATGCCGATACATACTGCCATCAACACTAATTACCGGGCTATTAATGGTTTCGGTTCTGACGTTGATCCAGCCGTTTGCGTAAACACCGTTTACCCAGCCGTCATGGTTTTTATCAAAGTGCCAGATCTCAAAACTATCAAACTGCTCACCCACGCCAGCCGATAGCAAGCTCACTTGCTCTGCCAGTCCTTCAATGTCAGTCGCGCGTGCGGTGCGTTCTTGATGAATAAGCCCCGATGTTAGCTGTGATAAGTCATCGCCGTTATAACCTCCGGTCATTTGCGCGGCGAGGCGATTTATCTGCGACGCCACCGCCTCGTTTTTAGTGACTAGGGTTTTATTAACCTCAGTGATGGTTGCTTTGTTATTACCTACCTCGGTGGTTAAACCATCGACGCGCTTTGCCATTGATAAATCGTTTTCAATAATCGCACTGCGCTCACTCCATGTGCCCACTAGGTTTTGCGGACTATTGTCACCTGCCCACCCTTCGGTATCGCCTGCCATTTTTGGATTAACTTGCGCGTAAACCCCGTCAATCCGTTTTGCTTGAGCGCTATTTTCGGTTGTTAGCGCCTCAAAATTGTCTTGAATGGCGGCAGTGTTTTCGCCCGTGGTTGATACCAATGTGTCTATTCTACTGCTTAGCGAGCTATCAGCATTGGTACGTGCTTGCGTTTCTGTTTGAATAAGCGCTGAGTTTGCATCAGTGGTTGATACCAACGTATCAATGCGGCTGCTTAATGCTTCATCTTCAGTGGTTCGAGTAAGAGCTTCTTGAGTGATAGATGCTGTATTGGTGCCTGTCGTTGCAACGAGTGTTTCAATCCTCGTGCTCAATGCACTATCGGCGTCAGTACGCGCTATGACCTCTGTTTGGATGGCGGCGCTATTTTCGCCAGTCGTGGTAGTCAGCGCATCAATACGACTGGTCATCGCGGTATCTGCGTCTGTACGCGCGGTAGTCTCAGTCTGAATAGCGGCGGTGTTACCATCGGTTGTTGCAACAATCGTGTTAATGCGCTTGCTAAGCGCCTCGTTCTCGCTGGTACGCACAATCGATTCACTGGTAATAGTAGCTTTATTATCATCCGTTACAGCGCTCAGCGTATCGATACGGCTAGACATAGCACTATCGGCGTCAGTACGCGCCTGTGTTTCAGTATTGATAGCAGCGGTATTCTGCTCAGTTCTGGCGCGAATAACATCGGCCTGCATAGCAAGCGCACTATCTGCTTGTGCAAGTACCTTGTAATTACTTTGTATCAAAGCATTGCTGTTATCGAAATCTGCGTTCAAAGTATCAACGCGTTGACCTAGCGCAAAATCTTCTTCAATACGTGCTGATTGTTCGGTCCATACGCCAACATAACTTTCCGTATCACCTGCCCAGCCGTCCGTATCACCTGCCAGCTTGGGATTGATCTGTGCAAAAACCCCATCTAGTTTTGTGGCCGTCGCGGTTGTGTCGGTGGTCAGTGTCTCAATATCGCTAGTGATTAACGCTAAGCTACTATCAGTCTCGGAAGACAGGGTGTCAATACGTCCGCTAAGTGCGGTATCCTCAGTGGTTCTGGCTGTTACTTCTGAGGTGATTGCTGCTGTGTTGTTGCCAGTGGTAGCTACAAGTGTTTCGATGCTGCTGGCAAGGGCTTCATCTTCTGTGGTTCTAGCAGTAACCTCGGCTTGAATGGCTGCCGTATTCTCTCCAGTCGTAGCTGTTAGCGTGTCAATACGACCACTAAGCGCTGTGTCCTGCGTAGTTCTGGCTGTCACCTCTGACTCAATGGCTGCTGAGTTTGCATCAGTGGTTGATACCAACGTATCAATGCGGCTGCTTAGCGCCTCGTCCTCGTCAGCTCGCGCAATAACCTCACTTTCAATCAGTGCGGTATTGCTTTCAGTGCTTGCAAAAATAGTGTCAATTCGCGTTCCTAGCGCACCCGCCTCTGTAGTTCTAACCTCAACCTCTGTTTGAATGGCGGCGGCGTTCTCGTCGGTTGTCGCTGATAAGGTGTCGATACGACTGCTTAACGCGCTGTCCTCTGTGGTCCTAGCTTCAACCTCGGTTTGAATAGCTGCTTTGTTGTCGCCAGTGGTTGTTACCAGCGTGTCAACCTTACCTACCAAGGCGCTATCTTTATCAGCCATAACTGTTAATTTGCTTTCTATCAAAGCATTGTTATTTTCAAAACTGGCGTTCAAGGTATCAATGCGCTCACCAATAGCAAGTCCATCTTCGATACGTGCCGACTGTTCAGACCACACACCTACTTGAATAGTGTCATCGCCTGCCCACCCTTCGGTATCACCTGCAAGGCGCGGATTAACTTGAACAAATACGCCATCAAGCTTGGTTGCTATTGCTGAATTTTCGTTGGTTAGTGTCTCAAAGTTACTTGTTATTGACGCTGAGTTTTCATCTGTTTTAGAAGATACTGTGTCAATGCGACTACTCATGGCGTTATCAGCATCAGTACGTGCCGTGACCTCTGAGGTAATTGCTGCTGTATTCTCTCCGGTAGTTGCTGCTACGGTATCAATGCGCTTACCTATTGCCTCTGTTTCAGTAGCTCTAGCTTCGGCCTCGGCCTGTATTGCTGTGGTATTAGCTCCGGTAGTCGCTGTTAAGGTTTCAAGTTTACCGGCTGTCGCTTCATTTTCATCTGTGCGCGTCTGAACCTCGGTTTCGATTGCTGCTTTATTATCCCCTGTCTTAGTGACTAGCGTATCAATACGACTGGTCATCGCGGCATCTGCGTCTGTACGCGCCTCAACTTCCGTTTCAATAGCTGCTGTGTTTTCGCCTGTCGTAGCAAATATCGTTTCAATTCTACTGCTTAATGCACTATCTTCATCAGTACGTGCAATCACCTCGGAAGCTATGGCTGCTGTGTTATCGTCTGTAGTGGCTGTTAGAGTATCAATGCGACTACTTAACGCACTGTCCTCGTCTGTGCGTGCGGTTGACTCGGTCTGAATAGCGGCAGCATTATCGCCCGTAGTCACAACCAATGTATCGACGCGCTTACCTAGTGCTTTGTCAGCGTCTGTTCTAGCAGTAACTTCCGCTTCGATAGACGCTGTGTTGTCACCTGTTTTTGTAACGACAACATCTATTCTTTTGCCTAGCGACGTGGTTTGACTGGCTCTGACCTCCTGCTCTGTCTTGATTGCTGCTGCGTTATCTCCTGTGGTTGCCGACAAGGTATCTATGCGACTAGATAATGCGCTGTCTTTGTTGGCAAGGGTTTTAATCTCTGTTTGTATCAAGGCATTGCTATTTTCAAAACTGGCGTTCAAGGTATCAATGCGCTTACCGATAGCAAGTCCATCTTCGATACGAGCTGACTGTTCGGACCACACACCTACTTGGATAGTGTCATCACCTGCCCACCCTTCGGTATCGCCTGCAAGGCGCGGATTGACTTGAACGAATACGCCGTCAAGCTTGGTTGCTGTGGCTGTGGCTTTATCGGTTAGTGTCTTAAAGTTGCTTATTATTGACGCTGAGTTTTCATCTGTTTTAGAAGATACTGTGTCAATGCGCGTACCTAGTGCTTTGTCAGCGTCTGCTCTAGTTTCAACCTCTGTGGTTACGGCTGCTGCATTATCCTCTGTCTTACTAAATACAGTATCAATGCGCTTGCTTGTAGCTGCGTTCTCGTCGGTCCGGGTTCTAATCTCGGTGGTAATAGCTGCGGTATTTTCACCTGTTTTGGCTAATACAGTATCAATCCTACCACTAAGCGCTTCATCTTCATTAGTTCTAGCTGTAACCTCTGCTGTAATTGACGCTGTATTCTCACCTGTTGTGGCGGCTAGGGTATCAATACGCGCACTTAGCGCGCTATCTTCATCTGTACGTGCTGCTACTTCACTTGATATGGCTGCGGTATTATCACCCGTAGTTGCGAATAACGTGTCTATCCGTCCAGTTATAGCAAGGCCCTCACTTACCCTGGCATTCACTTCATTAGTGATTGCTGCGGTATTTTCACCGGATTTTGTGATAACGCTGTCGAGTTTTTTTGCTGTTGCTTCATTCTCTGTGGCCTGCGTTTGGTAATGGCCATCAATGACTGCGCTTATATCTACCAGCTCACCGTCTATACGCGAGCTAAGGCCGTTAATGCTCTGTGCGTTTGTTTCTGTGGCTGTGGTTAAAGTGGTTAAGCCCTGCGTGATGGTTGACGATAGATTACTGGTTTCAGTATTCACTTTGCTATCAAGCGTGGTTATTGATTGCGCAAGTGCCTCATCTTTCTCTGATCTTGCACGCTGCTCATTAAGTAAGGCTGCACTACTAGCGCCAGGCGATGGTCTGCCGACTGCTATCCAGTCGATAGAATAGTAATTAGTGGTGCTCGCGATATCACTTAACCGTAAAGTAAAGCCTGTTACTGTATCGGTCCACTGCATACGAATAGATATGGTTGCAATACCGTCAAGGTCGAAGTCTGGTTCTTTCTCTGTTTGCTCAATAGCGCCATAAACAATCTTTGCGGACCATGTAGGGCTTCCAACCTTCTTGATACGCATTTTGACATGACGATACATATTGCCGTTAATATCAATCGCCGGGCTTGTTAGAGTGTCATTACTGACGTTGATAAACCCGTCGTCATACGCACCACCGGTCCAACCGTCTTTATCTTCATTAAAGTGCCATATATTAAATGGGTCAAACTGCTCGCCGACGCCTGCGGACAAAAGGCTTATTTGCTCTGCCAATCCCTCAAACTCGGTAGCTCTAGCGGTTCGCTCTTGGTAAATAAGCCCTGACGTTACTTGGTTTAAGTCACTACCTTTATACCCACCAACCATTTGCGCAGACAGCATGTCAATTTGATTCGCGACCACCTCTGTTTTGGTTACTAGCGCTGTATTCACCTGGCTAATAGTGGCAGTATTACTATCAATGCTTGCCTTTACCACATCGAATTTCTTTGCTGTCGCAAGTCCATCTTCAATACGTGCTGATTGCAAGGACCAAACCCCTGCAAAATAATCATTGTCACCTGCCCAGCCATTAACGTCACCAGCCATTCTCGGATTGACTTGAGCATAAACGCCGTTAAACTGTTCGGTCAAGACGCCCGTTTCATTCTGACGCTGTGTTGTTTCATTTACAATATCCTGGGCTAACAAGTTATCAAGGCGCAATCTCTCTGCACCCTCTGCGTCAATATTGGCTTGTAGTTCTGTCGCCTTACTCTTAACTTCTTCGATACGCTCCCGGCGTTCATCTGCTACCGCTTTATTGGTTTCAACAATAGCGTCTGCTCTCGCTTTGGCTTCATCAGCAATGGCTTTGTTTGTGGCAACAATATCTGCAAGCCTGGCGTCGCGCTCTGCGTTCACAGCGTTATTGGTCTTTACAAGCTCATCAACCCTAGTCGCCGCTTCACTTGCTATTGACTGGTTCGCTGCTAGAATGTCGGCAACACGCTCGTCACGCTCGGTCAATATGCTGCTATTGGTTTCAGCAATCGCCTCACCTCTTGCGATTACCTCCGCGCCAATATCCTGACTATTCTTCAAAACTGCCGCTACGCGCTCATTGCGCTCATCCAATATCGCTTGATTAGCTGCTATTAAGGCGTCAACTCTCGCCTGTTCCTCAGCGCCAATGGCTTCACCGACAAGTTTTAGTGCTGCTGCTCTAGCGGACGCTTCATTGATAATAGCCTGATTGGAAGCTAGTATGTCTGCAATGCGTGCTTCGCGCTCAGAATCTATAGCGGTATTAGCGGCAATTATGGCGGCAATACGATCTCGCGTTTCACCCTCTAATGCTGTGTTGGTTGCAGTAATAGCTTGAAGTCTATCTTCTGCTTCTTGGGTTATCTTGCCATTAACAAGCAATAGGTCAGCCACACGCTCGTTGCGCTCAGCTAATACTTGATCTCTGGTATCGCTTATCGCGTTTACTCGAGCCGAAACTTCTGCATCGATATCTTGCTGTAATAGATTTGAGCTATCTGTGATCGCTTGCACCCTGTCGCGGCGCTCTTGTATAAGCGCCTCGTTAGCGGCCAACACATCAGCCACACGCTCCAAGCGCTCTTGGCTAATCGCGTTTTCATTAGATGTTATCTTTTCTATGCGTGTGCTTAAATCTTTATGCAACTGCGAATTGGTGATACTGCCATTTAGGATATCAAGCAGATTGCCAACCCCTAATGAATCTCCTAAAACATCTACAAGCTCCCGATTGCTTTTTTTATTAAGCTGCTGAATATACTGTCTGGTCTTAGCGCTGATATTGCTATCCGCGTCACTTCTGGCAAGTGTTTCAAGTGCAACCTTCAAGCCTTTGAAAAACACCATCGTGTCACGGTCTGCGCTGCGCGGTATGTTTGGCAAACGAATTTTTGCTGTCATGGTGTCACCTATACAATTAAATCGCGCATCGTCTCGCCAAGTACAATCTCACGAATAGGCGTGCTTGATTGCACCTCTACTGAGAAGTCGCGGCGGGCGCTGTGGTTTTTTATTCTAAAAGCTCGTTCACTACTCACCAGTGTCTCATGTAGTAGCGCCCCATCCGCATAGACGCGGAAGGTTATCGTGCCAGCCTCATAGGTGTCTGCGATAACTTGCGCGGCAAGCATACGTCTTGGCGTGTCTATCTTGAATGTCTTTGAGCGCCACTTATAAACCTTCTTGGTTTTGTCCTGACCATATTCAGGGTTAAAGGCTTTATAGACGGATAGCGTGGTGTTCAGATAATCTGTTTGCCGGGTTATCATCTGCACAATGCCCTTGTCTAAAAAGGTATTGAGCGCATAATCATCAAACCACATCACCCCTTTGGCGGGATTATTAAGATCAATATAGCCACTGCCCTTTGCGCTGCCATTATCCCAAAAGAATAGATAGCCGTTTTTATAGCTGCTGGCATGTATGCTTGATGGCTCTATCTTTTGCCAGTCATCTGTTGCAAATAATGTCTCGGTTAGCAGTTTGGCGCTATTGCCTGTTACCAGCACTAGGCCGTTTTCGCTGGCATACATACAGCCGTGATTTAAATTAACCATACTGCGCGATGATACACAGCCTTCATACAGTGGCAAACTCAGTGCGCCCATACTTTCAGGCGCGTCACCAGTGATAAGCACCGGATTGCCAGTCGTAGCGACCACAATAGTATTGTCGTAATGCCCCATACCCATGATGGTATGCTGCGTGCTCAGCTCGTAGTATCTCGGCCATGCGTACAAAATATATGGTTCAGACAAGCATATCGTTTTATCGACATACGCATAGCCGACGCCTGAATCGGTAACGCCCAACCCTCTCATACCAACGCGCGGCGGATCATAGTTAATCGTTGCCAATGGCTCGCCTATCATTAATGAACCTTGCGGCACATCGTCGGTAATCTCTATTGCGCTGCCGGTCATCGACAAACTTACTTCTTTAATAAACAAAAATTGCGCGACGCCTAGCGAATTGGTGACGGAACGGTACAACCTTATCTTATTCACCCCGTAGTTTTGGACCAGGTTTTCACGCTCGCCAGCGGCATAGGTAATGGTAAGCACTGGCTTATCACCAAGCTCGGTAAAGATAAGCTCCTCTTTCACGCTGGGTACGGATTCATCACCAAAGCGATTGACATAAGTAAAGGCATAGACGCGAGCCTCTTTATTCACTGGTGGACTGCTGACTGCCTCGGTAACGGCGTCGTCAAGCTCAGGTTCTTTCTTGTTTTCGTTGGCGGCCTTTACCTGCTCTATCACCTTGGAAAATATATTTCTAAATAATTGCGTGCTCATGATTTTAGCAAGTTCATCGCCAGTAACTTTTGTGCCCTCTGGTATCACTGGCGTTGGCGTCGGTTCTGGCGTGCTATCATCTTCGGCTGGCTCTGGTGGCGGTAACGGTGGACCTTTAATAACTGCGGTCACGCTAATATTAATAGGGTCTATTGGCGGCATACCAGCGATATAATCAAACCTATCTGATACCAGGCTGCCCGACAAATTGGTTTCCCACACGTTAAACCTTAGCGGCTTATTAACAGCACCCTCACCAGTCCAGTAAAGCTTGTACGATTCATGGACGGGTGAAAAGGCGAACGATACCTGCTCATTACTGAATTTTTTATACGTCTGCCCGCCATACTGAAAAAAGGTAGCGCTCACAAACTTCTCAAGCCCTACCTCGTTTGATGGGAACGACTGCACCGCCTGATTGCTTGGAGATAATATGTCGTGCTCGACCATGACGTTTTGGCACGACTGCGCCGCGTGTTCCGGTAATTTTGTTGGGTGCAAGCGCGGGAACGTGCCAGCAAAATCATTAATCCGTATGTGCATGTTAGGCGTCCACTATGGTTAAGCACTCTAAGAATTGAACGGCATAGCGCGCGACAAGGCTGTCACGGTCTGTACCATTGATGATACGGCGGCTGTAAACAAACTCACCATAAGAGCCGTAGCGCATACACTTGCCCAATGACAAGCCGGTGAATGAACCCAGCAGCATACCTTCGATCATAATGGCGGCGCTGTTGGCTGGCACCAGTGCCAACTCGGGATTGTTGGCTAAATCCAAGCCTAGCAGCTTGCCCATTTTCTTATAGTTATCAAGCCAGGTTAGCTGTGGATAGCCACGGCCATAATATAAAAATGGATATTGTGATTTAAGATAAGCATCGCCGCGATGATTGGCACGACCATATACCACGCCTTTACTATTTTTATACCACTTGCCGTACTTACGGGTGCTGCCCTTGCCGTACTCGCTAATCGCTTCCATCTTAGCGGCGGTTTCATGCCATGTGGTAGCCAGTGTGTAGGCTGCATACAATGGGTTTATGGCGTCGCTGCCGCGCTTATTGATTGCCGCAATTAGCGTATTAAAGCCGTCAACCTGTGCTTGGGTGAATCTGCCAAAGTGGTCACGCAATACACCCCAGTTGTAGTCCAACTTCTTACCGCTGGCATGTAGCGCCTTTTGCGATGTTCCGCCCCACGCGCCATCGATATGTTTTGGCGCAAGCCCTAACTGCGCCTGCAATCTTCTTACGGCGTTATCAATCTTAATGTCATAACTCATCATTTTTCTCCGCGCGTAAAAAAGCCCTTACGATAAGGGCGATATTTATAAATAAACTGGTATCTTTGTTTCGGCTTCTTTCTAAACACATCGGTTTTGCAAGGCGTATCCCTCCATGCCTTCTTGACCACACATAGAATCATAAGCAGTATGATTACTCGTCCGGCTACCGTTTGCCAAACGGGATTAAACTGCTCTGTCCAATCCGCCCAAAAGAGAAACACCCATAACGCCATACTGAGCGCAAAGAACATTCCTAGCTCTATGCGCTTGGTGTTAATGCGCTGGGTCAGCATGACGTAAAACATGATGGCAACACCTATCATGGGAACAGCATTATTAATGAATAGCATTACTTACTGCCTCCTTTAAAGATAGCAGCTAAAATCGATTGCACACGATTAACCACCATAACGACACTTTCTCTTATGCCCGTTTTAATGACCAGCACTACGTCTTTGCGTAGCACCTCATCATTTAAAACATCAGCGATCAGAAATAGCAGCACCGTTCCTGAGAATGAACCTGCCAGCGACACGCCAAGCATGACCTCGACTGGCGGCTGGTTAGAAAACATAGGCAGTATAATAAAGGAAGATACCAGCCCCACAGACACAGCTACCAACACCTTTAAAATCGGATTGCCTCGGTTTTGTAGCGTGTCGGTGAATAGTGCCCAGAATGAGCCAATGAACGATAGTACAATCATCGCTATATAGAAATACCATAGCGGCAGTTGTAGATATAAAAACGCATAGGTCTGGTTAAGCTGAGCGCCCAACCCTACTGCGGTTGCGCTGGTTGCCACTCCTGTTACTGAGAACACAAGGCCCTTAGCGATTTGAGTAGCAGCAAAATAATTCTGCGGCATAGTCGCTCCTTTTTTGAAAAAGACAGCCACATATGCGGTTGTATTAAGTTACTGGTAATAAAAAAGCCACCATGTAGGTGACTTTGCTTGTGTGTTTTTCTTACTTTACAGGTTACTCACAAAGGAATTGAGCCTATTGCCTACCATGTTTTGTGCGTACTTTATACCATCAGCGTTATCGGCTGGAATCATAATAGCGCTCGGATTCTCGGCAATCAGCGCTTTGGCGTCTGCAATAACATCTTGAATGAATGCCTTGTATTCCTCTGCGTCAATAACGCCGTTATGGGCTAGATAGAGTATTAGCGCCTTAACGTGTATATCACCTTCGGCGTGTGATGACCCTTGCGGTTTCAGCACCTCTTGCGCTGCCAATTTAGCTAATCCTGACATAATAACCACTCCGTATTAGATAGCTTATTATATCACCCAAAGCTGGCTGGTATCTCATTCATTGGTCTATCTTTTAAAAAGCCATTACTTACATCGCTCTTGGCTTTCTGAATGGCTTTCTCAAATAGCGCATAGTGGTCTTGCGCCAAGTTTGGCACCGCCCATTCGCGGTTTGGCATCATCTGCAAGTAAGCAAGCGTGCCAGATAACAAGCCATCATAGTAATGATTGAAAAGATAGTCCGGGCATTCCTCAGTTGTTTGACTGACGGATAGAGATACGACGACGTTATCGGTATGGCGCCGCTTGTCATCTAAGGTGATAATATTGGGATAGCCATAGCGAGCACTTGCCAGCCAGCTATCATGCTCGCAGCAGTTGTCGGTCAAGCGCCATACCTTGATGATATGCGTGTTTGCTGGCAAGCTAAGCTCACAGCGCTTATCCAGCCGTGTTAGTGCCAAGTCTGAATCGGTTAATGGTCTATTGATATCAATAAGCGGGTCAAACGCATTGACGATATAAGCAAAACTTTCATCGCAAAACTTTTTTAACGCCTGCCTTGCAGCAAACACCACAGCAATGCGTGGCACATTGCTTGCGTCAGTATTACCTAGATGGATGCTAATCCCATCTACAAAGTCATCAAGCTGTGCCATACATCACCTATTAAATAGAAGTTCGTCTTGCCGATGATACGCGCTCATCTTGCACGTCTTTCACGCCTAATAGCTCCATTGCGACGCGCAAGTGATCGTTACCGCTTGTACCGTTTGAGGCGTCACCAGATAGCAATTTATAAAGCATTAGCTCTTGCACCGGCTGCGCAAAAACCGCTGATACCGGCAAGGCATCACCGACGTTAAGTTCGGTCACGTTATCTGCATAGCTACTGTACTCAATCTCAACCTTACTACCGGCTGGTACGGTTGGGTAAATATAGAAATGCTTGGGTGAACGTGCATCAAACATATACTCTTTAACGATTGTGCCAGTTGCGTTGTGCCAATCAGGGGACATGCTATCCATATCCTCTTGCTGCACCAGTCGTACTGCTCGACCAGTTTCGCCCTGCTCTGTGATATTGCGCACTACACGAAGTAAACGCTCACCATCGGCGGGAATAAATTGCCGCGAGCCTTTAGATAAATCAATCTCTGCGATCTTTGATGTGGCATCAGGACGCACCAAAGCCAGCATAAGTAATGCTTGATTGAGCGCGATAATAAGCGCTGAGTCTGACCATGTGATTGCTTCAGGGTCATTTAGCTGCGTCATGCGCACGCCATTTAATAAGTCTTGACTGCTAAACATAGCGGTATCGTCCTAATGTGGGTTTGTATTAAGTAGTGACTACTACTTACCTTTGCTGGCTTGCTCGCTAGCAGCGCGTTCTTCTTCCTGCATCGCCTGACCAATCTTGCGCAAGATTTCATTCATGTTGTCGCCTTTAGCTGGCTTGACATTAAGGCTTGCGGCCTTCTCACGAATCTTTGCGCTATGCGCTGGCGTGAGATTGAGCACTTCTTTTGCCCAGTCTGCTACCGTGTCGTTTTCGGCGGTTTCAAAGTCGATGGATAAAATGTCATCAAACTTATTGATGAACGCGCCTTCATCGGTATTAGCGCCGCGGGTGACTTCAATCTTATCGACGTAACCTGAATCACCGCGATACAAGCGATACGACTCACGAATTGATAGCAATCGGTCTGCATGATCTTCATCATCAACATTACAGATATGCGGCGATTGATCGTCGCTTTCGTCAACCGGTTTAAAGTGATAGGTTTTTTGCGTGGCGCGGTTATGACCGAACGTCACCTTGGTGCCACCCTTGCGGCGTAGTAAGCACTGAATAGTATCGCCGTCACCACTATTAGCATCAGCAACCTTGGTTACTTTCTTAGCGGCCGCTTCTAGTTTGTCCGTTGCCTTTTCGCGTGCTTCGGCTTCGGCAAGCTTTGCTTCAAGCTCTTTGATTTTAGCTTGCTGCTCTGCCATTGCTTTGTTTTCTTCTGCGCTTTGCTTTACAGCCGCATCAGCCTGTTTTTTAGTTGCAAGTGCTTTGTCGTCTTGCTTGTCTGTTTTATCGTCAGCCATGATAATGACTCCTTTTAATAAGCAGATTAAATGAAAAGGCCCACAGCACTGAATGCCATGAGCCTTAATTACTTGCCAGCAGATTATTTACTCGTCGTTATTGGCGTGACGATAATGCGGTGTCACATGAATGTATGCACCCTTTGGAATCGTGGCAGTGCCTTTAAACTCAACGGCGATAGTAGTTGGATTGTCATGCACTTTCGCAAGGCGACCTTCGATGACGTTATCACCAACTTTGTACCACTTAGCAGCGGCAAGGTTTGCACCGGTTAAAAACTTACCAGTGATAGCTGTCTCATCTTGGTTCATGGTGCCAACGTCTGCGGTCAGCGTGCCACCAAGGGCGCTACATACTAACTCGATATGCAGAATTGCGGCACGTTCGGGCAGTTTGGCCAACAATAAGAAGTCGCCAGCAGCAACGGTAGTCTCTGCCGTGAATTTATGGGTAATGGTTGGCGCATTAATCACGCCGCTGATCATTGAGCTTTGAATCTGCGTGTTATGCAAATAGCGCTCAGACTGGAACTTAGCCATAGTCTTTTATCCTTTTATAAAGATACTGTGTAAAAAATGGGGTAAATAAAAAGCAAGCTGGCATGACCAACTTGCTTTTAAGGCATTGCTTTAGATTAGGTGCGCGACTTGCTCACAGCGGTATAGACTGCCATTGAATTGACAACCTTACCGTCAAACTCTGGTAGCTTGGTGCCGTACACCATGCCCGCAGAAATACCGACTTGATTGCCATAGTCTTTTTCTTTTTCTTCCCAGTTGGCACGCATGTTCTTATCACTTGCTGAACCGAACGCGACCACAGCAGCCTGACGGCCCATAAATACGCCAGTATGCGCTTTCACGTTATTGCCCGCACCAAAGTCGTTATAGGTAACTACACTATTCACTTCTTTGATATGGGTTTTGTTGTACTCGCCTGCACTACCTTTGAAGATATGGTTTTGATAACCATTAGCAGCAGCCGCTGCTTTTTGGATATCAAGCCAGCCGCCAACGCCGGTGTCTTTACGCAAATCATGAATCTGCTCAGGCGATAGCGTCAGCATGTAGTATTCTTCTGCCGATTCTTCCAATGGCTCCATACGGAACTCGCCGTCTGCTTTACCGCCGCGCTTAGCTTTTAAGATAAGCTCGTCGATGATATCAAGCGACATCGTATCAGCAGTCGTCATGCTGGCTTTAGACGTGGCTGAACCACCATAGACGATATGATCTTCATCATACTTGGTATAGTCCATTGTGCCGCGAATAGGTGCCGTTGCACCTAGCGGAATATACAAGTCTTTGGCATGACCACGGCCACCGCCCAATGTTGTCATCACAACATCATCAAAGTGGTTAGCGTGCCAGCGCTCAAGCTTGACCTTAGCGATTGCACGTAAATCGTTGATGGTACGTTTCTGGTTCATCTTGCCACCAGGCGTCACACCATGACGAACTTGGTTGATTTTAACTTCGTCCGTGAACGCGGTTAAATCTTCCTCGTTGCCTTCCAGTACGTCATCGCCGTAAGTACCGCGACCTTTGAGCTGAACAAACATATCGAATGATACGTTGTCACCGGCGCCACTCTCCAAGTCGTTGATAACACCGATTGGCGCGTTCGCCATTGCACCGGCTTTACCGACAAGTTTGGTTGAGGCCATCAGCTTACTGCCGTAAAACGACTTAGCAAAAGCTGATCCGAATAACGCGCCTGCCCATTTTTTGATAGCTTGGCTATCGTTGATTTTAGTCTGTGCCATGATATTAGTCTCCTTTAGTCAGACTATTTTTGGTATCACAGCACGTATGCGCTTGTTCACCCGTTGAAAAAATCACATCGCTATCTTGACTGGTTATCAGTTTAAGCCTTGGCGCTCGACCACTCTTTTTTTCTACCACAATGGTACAAGGGCCTGTGACTTCGATAACATCGCCTATGCTACAGTCTCGATAGCGTATTTTATTCATAAGTAAGTATTAGCCTATTGTGCTAAGTATTCAGCTTGTTGTGCTTCGCTCATATCAGCGATAGCGCGTTCAAGCTCTGGACCACCAAGCTTGTCTAAGTGTGCAAATTTATTGCCTTCATTGCTGTTCGCTACAACCGCTGGCATGTTAGAAATGCTCGGCATGTGCTCAGGTTCCGGCTTTACATTTTTATCCGCTGGCTTGTCTTGCTTTTCAGCCTCCGGCAAGTCCATATAAGACGATACCGCAGTACGTGCCTTATTAAGTAGCACATCAAACGGCGTGCCCGGCGGCATACTTTGAGCGATAACGCCTAACTGTTGGTCCAATGCGGCAAACTCTGGACTGCCTTCTACAAACGCGGCGTTCTCTGGACGTGCCATAAAGTCGCCCACTGCGGCTGCAAAGTCGTTTTGGAACTGCTCTTGCTGGCTAGTCTCACGCTCAGCAATGGCATCTTCTTTGGTGACAAGCTCAGCCTCACGCGCTTCGATACGTTTTAAGTCGCGCTCAATGCGGACCTTGGCGGCATTGTATGCACCGTCTAAGATATCGCCGTTGTCGTATTGCTCGCCAAGTGCGGCAAGCTCTGCGTGTTTGGCGTCGAACTCAGCGTCAATGGCTGTGCGCTTTTCTGCTACCGTTGCAGCTTCTTGTTGGTAGTCATCGTCAGCATCATTGTCAACGTCAACGTCAGCGTCATCAGCCTTATCTGCGTTGCCTGTGTCATCTTCGGTAGTATCGATATCGCCAGCAGTGCTATCGTTATCATTATCAGCTTCATCATCGTCGCTACCTTCTTCCGCTTCAATCGCTGCAATCTCGTCATCGGTCAAGCCAGCAGTCCAATCGTCATCGGTTGCGTCGTCAGTATCGCCTACCGCATCGGCTGGCAAGTTTTCTAATTCACTGGTATCGACTTCAAAGTCGTCGTTCATGTCATCTGGCATCGTGGTTATCCTTATGGATTGGGTTATTGGGTGATTCTGTCTTGCGCTATCTTAAAATATTCGGGGCAAACTGGTTACTTAATAATTACGTTCTCAGATTCAAGCAATACAACAAGTAATTCTCTTATACGATTTAAATCACTAACCTTTGCGGCTGGCGGACATAGCTCATACGCTACGTAATTCAATCGTTCGCCTTGGTCTGCAAACTCAAGCTTATCTCGCATAGCATTAACATCAATCATTGTTGCTGCCCCATCACTTCTTGCATCATGGCGGCTTCTTCTGGTGACATTGGCGCTTGTCCGTCCTCGCCAGCGGGCGCTTCACCCTCGGGCATGACTGGCTGCTCTGGCATTGGCGGTTGTTCTTGCGGCTCTTGCGGCTGCGCTGGCATGTCAACGCGCATCGGTACTGGCCCTTGCTCAACTGGCTGGCCTTGCGCTTCTAACTGCTCTGCGCCTGGCTGCGTTGGCTGTGTGCCGTTCATTATGTTGTCCATATTGTTAATAAGATCGTCAGCAATATTGCTAAGCTCAGCGTTATTAACCACAACTCCAGCGGCTTCAAGGTACTTAACCAATGCTTCAGCCTGAGCACGTCTTGCATTAGCTTTTTCGCGCTCGCCTTCACGGTTGTATTGGTTGGCACGCGAGTTGTCGAGGTTGATTGCTGATTTCTGTTTTGCAATCTCAAGCTCAAACGCCTGTTCTTGCATTGCTTGCTGTTTCGCTTGCTCTTGTGCTTGTGCTTCTTCACGCGCTTGTTTGTCATCTTCGTTCTCGTCAATCGGTGGTAGCCCTGATATCTCACGCAGCTTGCTAGATAAGCGCTCTTTGTTTGGCAAGTCTTGCAAGTCGATTGCCATCTCAATGAAGCCAATCGCAACCGATGGATCACCCGTTGCTTGTGTTATCTGTGCTGATACATTCATTAACTGCTCAGACAAGGCTTGGCGCATGGTCTGACGATAATCACGCTCTGATATTACAAAGTCGGCTTGCGTCGCGGTAATGTCTGTCTCTGGTGTGGCGTTCAATACCACAAAATCTTTTTCACCAGGGTTTTTAATGTCGCTTGTAACACGGAACTGCATTTCACGATTGATGTACTGCTCGCACAGCGATAGCACAAGCTCACCCTCTAGCTGGTGGGCCAGTTGGTGATTGTCGATAATGGGCGTAGTGATAACAGTGCCTTGCTCTTGCAATGACTGAATAGCGATACCTGATAGAGCGCTGTTACCCATACCGCGGTTTTCGCTGGTCACGCCGCTTATCTGTTTTAAGTACGCGCTATCCATTTCAGCGAACTGCACATGCGGACCTGCCAGCGCTTGATTGTCGCGAATCTCAAAGCGTGCGTTCTTCTTGACCTCAACATAACCATTAACCTTAGCCACTTGCTTGATAGCTTCGTCTTTATCATCGACTGCGCCTTCATCAGCAATCACTTGCCGCGTTGCCATAAGATAAAGCGCTTGGTTTTTACGCTGGTTTAAATCTGATTGCGGATCAACAATCTGACGCACGACGCCATAAGGTGACTTGGTTGTCTTATCGATGAACGCTAAGCGACGCACAAACGGATAGCGGTTGTGCTTATAGATTGATGGGCCGTGAAACAATACAGTCGTCGCGGTATAGATAGCCATGTGCATTTGTTCGCGCACTGTCTCGCGCTTTTTAGCGCCTTTCTCTAACGCTGCTTGATGCTGTCAAATATCTGACCAGTCAGCCCGCCAGCATTGGCCAATAGCTCCACTCGTTCTGTTTTGCGATACCACATTTCCCATACACGCACAGCGCGGCGCGTTGATGAGTAGTGACCACCTCTGATACTCATTGAGCCTGAGCGCACCACATTGATGTTGGCGTCGCTGCACTGGCTCAATCTGTGTGAGTTGTTGTATAAAGTATTGCCGTCATCGCCCGTCTGGTCAAAACGCAAGTCGTCGTCAAGCTCTTGATACTCGCCAGCGTCCTGCTCAATCTCGTCTTTCTTCTTCGGGAACCACTGCTCAAGCGTTTCAACGTCGACTATCTTGGTTATCCACATATAGCGGCTGTCTGACATATCAGCTTTGACCGATTGACCATCGACCAATACGTTCTGCCAATTCTCATAGTTAAGCTGAACCATCAGCTCACCATCTTCGTTTGGCTCTACGCTTACTCGCGTCCAACCCTCGCCAGTCTTGACGCAATCCTCAAATGCGGTACTGCGCTGCCACTTGGCTTTATTGATATCATCAATGTATTTAATGAGCTTGGTCTTTAATTGGGCTGGCTCGACATCATCAGCGGTGCGCGGTAGTACGTTCCAGTCGCTACGCGCGCGGCGTTCTGAGCCAATAATCCAATCGACCGCTGGCTTGATCTCGTTATAGGTGCGCGGCTTTTGGTTGCGCTCGGCATAGACTTGCTTTTCTTCATCGCTGAATTGGTGCCCGTCATAGAATCTTTCATCGCGTGCCCGCAGCGCTCGCCCTTCCGCCTGTGCTTCGCGCTCGTACTCATACATATCATGCGCCCACACAAGAAACTTACCGTCTGGCGTCGTCTTAAAGTCGTCATCTAGTCCGTGTGTCGCTTGATTAATCATGAGTTGGCGATATCCATCAGTCCGGTGGTAAAGGTATCTTCACCTTCAAAGTATTTGTCCAGCGCCTTACGGTTTAAATCTTCACCTTCTGGCTTGTGCATGACCAGCTGATCGATGTTTTCAAGCAAGCAATCCATGACAGCATGTTTGTCAAAGTCGGTTGAGTGACCATTCCACAAGTATTGAGCGCAATCCTCTGCTGTGTCGGACAGAAACTTACCGTCCTTCTCACGCAACTGGTACGCTTGATTGCGGCGCACAGCGATATATGACTTGCCAATGCCAAACGCACGACGACAAAGTATCAATGCCGCATCGTTGGCAGTTGCGCCTTCGTCTGCTTCAAAAAATACGTTTGAGATAAACGCTTGCAAGCCATAGCCTTTTTTAACTGCTGCTGGTGCTGGCACGCCGTATCGTATGGTTAGTGACATTGCTTATCCTTTAATTACTTAATCAATCGTTTAGCGTCCGCATTACCATTGTTAGCGCGCTTCTGTAGCGTCTCTAGGCTGTAATCGCTCAGCGCTTTGCTAACATTCTTACCTTGCGCTCTGCCAAACAGTACGCTGTTGGGTATCTGGTAATGCGTCATGCTTATTCTTCCCACAAAAAAACCACCTGCAATGAGGTGGCTTATGATGTTTGGTTGTTTAGGCTAGCTGCCAATCTTCGGCAAGTACGTCGGTCTGGCTTGCCAGCCACGGTACAACATTGTCCTGTGCTGTTTTCATTGCGATATACGCACCGTATGGCACCATATCGTCTGGGAACATACCACCCATTGTTTCTAGGTTATTACGCTGCATCGGATAGCTTGCTGCTGGCACGTAGTACAAGAACATGCCTTTGCCGTTCCAGCCAGCGCGTTGTACGCGATTACCAAGCCTCATCAAGTGAATAGCTGTACCAAAATCAAACTCATCGCCTTTTTCGATTGGGTGCTCAGTACCGTCAATCTCAAAGTATTGGCAATCGCACAATGAGCCAGTTTCAGCCAGTCGTACAATTTCATCACCAGTCAATACGTGGTCTGGGTCTTTCGGTGCTGTGCATGGTACGAACTCGCCAGTATATTTGTCAGTGCGTTTTTGTTCAGCACGATAACGATCATTGGCTAGCAAGTAACCTTCAAGCGGCCATAGTTTATCCACGGCTTGTTCCAGCGCATACTTTTCGCCAATAGCTTTATCGTACTTAGCTGGATCAACGCAAGCAGACTCGCCAGTGACGCCATAGCCACAAGGTAACGTGATTACGCAATGCGTTAATGTACCAACTGGGTTTGTGTAAACGACTTCGCTTTTAGCAATTAAATCTTCCAAGCTTTCTTTGGTGACACTGTTCGGTAGCTCTGACATATCTTTATCCTTTATAAAACCGTTGTATTGTTATTAACCCTGTTACGCCCTGCTCGCGGCTTGACCTTCGCATGTCTTAACATCATCACGCCGTAGCGTGTGGCATCCATCAAGTCATCGTACAACTTCTTAATCTTGCCCTTGTCACGATGATACGTGCGTCGCTCGTCCTGCCATTCAGTACAATCACTGAAAACAAAGAACCTGCCCGTTTCCATGCGCTGTAGTATTTCCATCAAGCCAGCTTCGACGCCGTTGGTGCCGTCATCATGCGTGGCATTTTCATCGAGCATGTTGACGCCTTCGTCGCGGTACTGCTCAGCGAGTGTTAAGCCGCTGCCTTTGTCATGCTGATAACCATCATGCGGCCATGCGACTGGCTGCCATGATCCGTTATCATTAAAGTGTGGTGCGTGCTCGCGTGGTGTGCGCTCACGTGCTGCATATTCGTCCGTGACATAAACAATGTCGTTATCTCTATCCCATGCCAGCGTAACGCACGTCGTTGGGTGATCCCACCCAAAGTCCATACCTTTGATTTGCGGCCAATGTGCTGGTATATCGAAACGATCAATGATGATTTCATCTTCATCAATCGGATAGATAAGGCCACTGCCAGCGTAAGGTATGCCTTCCATACGCGCTTTGTGCTCGTGTTTCGGGAATAGCGCTAAGTAGTTTGCCTTGTCATCGTCCGTTAAATGCGGTGCGTCGTTCCAAGTAGCGCGTGTAACACTGGTAATTCCTTCATCGGCTTTCTCAATGAAGTTCTTGACCATCGGCGTTACGCCCATCAGCGGCGTAAACGTGATATAAATCAAGCCGCGTGTCGTTGCTGTCCGCGTCAAACACTCGGTATAAACTTCTTCTGGCGGCTCTTCATCCAGATGGATGTAGTGCATCGCCGTACCTTCAAAGCTTCCTCGCCCTTGTTGGTAGGACTTCAAGCCAATGTACGACCAGCCACCGCTGGCATGTTTAACTTTAACCGTATCGATTAGGTCGGCAACGCCAGACTTCCATCTGATTGATTTTTGGTCAATCAAGTGGATAGGGATAATACCAGTGCCGTCTATGGTCTTTTTCTTGCCGCCCTCTTTAAAGACGACGTTGCCAAACAATTCGACTTGCAGAATGTCGCGTGTCGTCTCGTTCGTCTTGCCAGCAATCCAGCCCTTTGTTGGGTGGTCAAAGCGCTTGCCTTCCCACCATTCAGGATAAAGGCCGGTTGCGTGCAACGTATCTTCGTACGTGCCTGCAATCGTTTTACCAACACGGTTACCCGCCATGAACAAGCGCGAGCCGTAGAACGCGCCATCACTGAAGAACGATAGGTGCTTGGTATAACCATGCCTGGCAAACGGTCCGTCATCGGGGAATAACTCGTTGAGCTTGTACTTCTTGCGCTTCTTGATCTCTTTAATGATATTAATGAGCGCAATTTTTTGCTTAGCAGTGAGCTTCTTTAAATCAGGCAGTCTGCTGGCAAGTTCGCTAAGACTTGAGTAGCTGCTCCAAGTAGGCGTTAAGCTGCTCATCTGTCATGTCCTCTACGTTTCTGCCGCTGCCAGACTCTCTACGTTCTGCTGCCTCCATCAGTTTTTTGCGCTGCTCAAGCTCAAGCGTCGCTATACTTTGTTTGATTAGCTGCATCTCAAGCTTAGCAATCAAGTTAATCAGCCGGGCTTCTTCGTTTGCCCAGTCGCGTGTGCGATAAACCCTAGTGCGTTTTAGCGGCTCTGACTCTTGCCCGCCGTAATCGTCCTCATCAGGGTCGTAGTATTCACCGCATCTGGCTGCATCTTTAGCGCGAGCCTTCTTAACGACGTCTTCATCTTCTTCATCTGCCAGTGTTTCGTCTTTTATCTCGTCCAGTACTGGCGTATCACCCTGCGCTTTACGATAAGCCAGACAGTTAGCGAGCTGTATGCGTGCGATTGCAAGCTCGCGGCTTACTGTGCCCTGCATTGCTATCGCATCGTCTATCTGACTGTCATCAAAGATACGACTATAGATACCATGCTTTAAGTTATTCCTATTGCCCTTTGGCGCACCTGGTGATAAGCCGCCGTGCAATCGGCAACGCTTCTTACCAGCAATAGGCTTGTTGTTGCAAGGCTTGCCAGCTCGGGTTTTAGCACCGCAAACATTATCTGCCATGCTTGCACCTCTCTGGTTTACCTCGCATGTAAAAAAGACTCACAGCAAACAGATACTTATGAGTCAAAACGTAAAAACCACCGGTTAAGGTGGTCTGATTAATTAAACCTCAATGAGAATTAAAGTGTTAGTGCTTGTGCCCACATGGTGTCCAGCTGCTCGCCATTCAAACCAAGCAGCGAACTCATATAAGCCACACTTTCACTTGTACGTACAAAGCTAGTCGCCTCCTTATACTCAACTTCGATGCGGGCTTTTAGCGCCTCGTCTTCAATGCCTGCGATAACTGTCTCAATAGCTGTAAGCAAGTCGTTTTCGATCAAGACCAATTTAAACTGTCTGCGAGTTAAAGCTCTTAGTTTCTTGCTAGTATCGCTAGACAACCCTAACGCAGCTTTTTGCTCACTTCCCCATTGCCTGCAATCCTCAACATAATCAGCATAGACAGCAAAAGATGGTGATGATGAGTTTCGTATCTCTTTGAGTTCGTCCGATAGGCTGTAGCGCTCTGCAATCTTAGATTTAACCCTATCATTGATTAGTTGCACATGCGTTGATTGCGATTTAATCAGCTCGCACAGCTCATCAGTTATCACAACAACTTCTATCGATTCTGCAATGCTGGCGGGCTGATCTACTGGCAACTCGACATCATCCGGCACGCTAACATACGTCACCCCATCGATTGTACATAACTCCAATAGCTCCTCGGGTCCTCTCAGCTGATCCGTGATATCTCGCGTGATAAACTTTTGGTAGCTGACGATATAAGCCATGATTCTGTAGCTCCGTATAACTCAATATATGTTGTAGTGATCGTGTTTTTGATGCGTGTGCCAGATGCGATATTAGCGATTCAAGATTGCCTGCTCTTACGGCCCTTCTTGTCTTGTACAAACTATACTTTCTAATAAACCTTGCTGAACGCCAAGTGCGATAGCCGCAGAAATTTACGCCTTTTTTAGTATTGGCAATCGTTGATCTGGACAGCGTTAGCCTTAACTCTTCGTTGACAAACTTTGTTAGCTTCACGCGGTAGTCCATCGCCTCCGCTCTAGTTAAGCCAAACAACAAGAAGTCGTCAACGTAGCGACAATAACCAGCACTAGGCTTTAACACTCGCTTAGCGTAATGATCCAAGGGGTTCATATAAATGAGCGCGAACATTTGCGACAACAAATTACCAATCGGAATGCCGGTTGGCTCTGGGTAGTCAGCAAACAGCATCATCAGATCAATCATTTTGCAATCTTTAATCTTTCGCTCTAACAATATTTTTAGCGTTGGCCTATCTATGCTGTAAAAAAACTTCTTGATATCTAACTGCAATGTGTAAGTGTTAGGACCTGCCCGCCTTAGCGCCTCTTGCGTATAGTCGGCAGCCTTGTGCGTGCCAAGCCCAACACGGCAAGCAAACGACTGATCGATAAACGTCTTTTCAAATATCGGCATAAGCTTTAGGTATATTGCATACTGCACAACACAGTCACGAAACGCTGGCGCGTAGATATCACGCTTTTTTGGCTCGTGAACCACAAACTTGTAATAAGGTCTTGGCTGATAAGTGCCGCTCACCAGCTCGTTGTGAAGCGCATCTAATTCATAACCCAACGCCTTTTCAAACTGAAAGCAACCACGTCTACCGCCCTTGCTTCTTCTTGCTCCCAAAAACCCTTGCCACAAATTATCTAGCGAGACAACATCGTCGTATAAGTTGCCAACCCTCTTCATAGCCATCCTTTAAAAAGAGTGCGCCTGACGTTCGGTTGCCCTACCAGAAATGCGCACTTACTCCGATTTCGCCTATGGCAGGAAAGATACCTCCCTTGGCACCATGCGACAGTTTGTCGCTAAAGGTGGTGCCGAGTCCGCACGCAAACCATAATTGTTGTTGCTATTCGTCCGAGAATTGTTCAGATTGACGATCCAAACTCCGGCGTTCGAGCTATTGTTCCAATTCCCACCAACAGCCGGGCACACACATATTAAGGCACTTCCCTTTTGGTACTGCTATTTTATCGTCTTTATCCACCCACCGATCATCTTTCCGATCTCATCGATGTTCATGGATATAGACAGATATCTTTTTGCGTTCAGTTTCTCAACTGATATCTTATCTGTTTTTGGATGACCAAAATAAGACAACTCAAACGCAAGTCGTACTTGCATCCTGAGCTGCTCATGCTTGATATCCAAATTAGTAAGCGTCGTCTTTTTGTGATAACGCTTCTGCGCTTCGACAATGTAGTCGTACATATCGTAAGCAGTTGTTCTTATTCTTAATGCCAAGCCATGCTTCTCATGGCTCGGAAAATGGTTGAGGTAGATATTTAACAACCTCATCATGTGTATAAACTTCTTATCAAGGCTCGACTCACTATCAACCGCCACTTAAACTCCTTCGCTACCGCTCAGTCAGACAAAATACAAGGCCGCACGCAAACCATAAACGTAGTTGCCAGACGTCCGAGAATTGTTCAGAGTGACGACCCAAACTCCGGCGTTCGAGCTACCGTTCCACGCCCCACCAACAGCCGGGCACAAGTGCTCAACTCGATTGTCGTAGAATCTGTCATTGCCAAATGCGTTTGTACCAACGCCGCCACCCAACTGAGGAATACCTGCACATGATGCTGCCCATGCAAGACCACTGCTTGCACTTGAAAACACCTGACTGCTTGTAGAGCCGATAGCAAAGTTGCGATTCTCGCCCGATAGTTCGCCATAGCTTGCGCCAAGCGAGTCGTAGCTCGCTGTCATTGCCGCAGTACCCCAAGCATCAGTATCAAGCGTTACGCCGCTTGTGAGTGCCGACGCTTTAGCAGTAGTCTTTAATACATAAAAATTACCATCGGTCTGAGTTAGGCCCAAACAGATCTCGTACATATTGCCATTTAAGTCTGCGACACCACATGCTTGACCGTTGTGCGTAGTCTTAGCAAAAGGCTGTCCTGAACCAGTCAATCCAGCGTTACTGTAACCTGACGTTGTATAAATAACGGAAGTGTCGTTTGCGTCGCGCAGTGCGTTGTTATTACAACCTTTCGGGAAGTTATTAACACCCGACGCATCGTACCAAGCACAAGCTGTACTACTTGTTGCTGCCTGAGCGTGTGCCATACTTAATAGTGACAAAGCACGCTGAATAAATATGGTTGTCGGGAAGAAGTCGGGACCGCGAGTCTTAGCAGCGTCAATCGCTCCCGCAAAGTTGTTCGCTGGCGAGCCAGTCAATCCACTAAACGGAGCATTGGCGGTAGAGGCAGACATTGCAATGCCGTTTTTGATAGAGCTTGCCTTGCCAGCGTTGTTGCTGCACATAAACTTATCGACGAAGAAGCCCGCCTTGAGCTTGCCGTCATCATAGAACGCTCGGTGCACAGCGTAACCTGCTGCGTTGGCTGCCGCCACGCTGCCAAAATAAGAGAACGGCTTCACGTCGCAAGAGTTTACGCCGTATTTTGCATAGTGAGGGCTATCAGGATGACCCCAGCGATAACAAAACGCCGCCACATAAACCATGATTGAGCCATCGCTATATGCGTAGTTACCGTAGTTGTCATGACCTCTAACATTCGTACCCACTAAAGGTCTCATGCCAGTGGGCAAGGCATCTGTGACACTCACGCCTGCGCCCAACTCCCCCATAATTCCAATATCATTAACAGTCGGTGCAAGATTATCTGACAATCGCTTTAATTCATTACCAACAAAGTCAAAGTTATTGTTTATTTTAATGTTTGCGCTTCTGGGTGTGTCGCCACCCGGCACTGTTATATCAACCTTTTGGATAGCCATTTATATTACCCACAAAAAAAGCCCATGCCAGTTAAGGTATGAGCTTTTTAGAATATGTTTAGCGCGGAAGGTCTGAAGGGTTAATAAAACACAATCCCTTATCCATCAACCTACCCGTTCACGATAACACAAAGTTACCCCAAGTCGTTCCAATAATCAAGCTATTTTAAGCGCGTCACGTAAATTAACGCGATTACACTTGATATTTGTTTGCATGGGGTTGAATTGCTGGCGGGTGTGTGGGCTTGCCAGCTTATATTAAGTGACACATAAAGAAAAAACAGAATTATACATATCTTAAATACTCCTTAATCTCTATAACAACGCGGTCTATTGACTCTTGCATGATAAAAAAGTAGGCCATTTGACTTTGCTTCTTATATCGCGTCGTGCTTAGCCAGCACTCACGCTCATTATCTTCAGTCTGATAGCCGCTATCGTTAAGTTGGCGCTCAATCTCTGCGATTTTACGCTTAAACGCAATGTAATCTTGATAGTTCGTACTCATCACACCAGCTCCAGAATAGCCTCATAAATATGTCGCTCCGCATTACTCAAGTGCCTCTGCACCTTCCGAACATGAGCCTGTATCTTCGTGTCCTCGCCATACTCATACTTACTGACCACCGACTTGCTCAAGCGAGTATAAGACATGCCATACAAGTAATAACGACGTATCAAACTTGCCCACATCATAAGCTCTTTGTCACCTGACTGTCTCATGCCAGCCAACTCGCGGTCTATCAGTGTGTAGTAAGCCTGATCATCCATATTCCACAGCACCGGCCTGATACTTGCGCTCTGCTGCTCTACGTTATCACGCATGATGATTGCACACGGCGATTGATAGCCCAGATGACCACCTACAGTGCCACGATTACAAAAGTCTCCCCACCCCGTCAACCAGCCTTGCACTTCCAATAAATCAGTTACCGCAGATTTTTCAATAGTATCGCTCATACGTCATCCCCAAAGTAATGTATAATCATTTTGGGAATAACATTGCTCTGTTACTTGCCAGCCTAAACCGCCCTTGCCTGCCAGCTCTGGGCGGTTTTATTTATTCAGCACTCACAAACTCACCCAAAACCGCATTGCTATCAACCTGAGCGTGCAACCAATCCAAGTCACGCGAGTTATCAATCACGATATCACCAGGCTTAAACTCAATAGCGTTCTCCGATACGTGTTTGCCTTCGATACCACCACGTCCGACCAAGTGAATTAATATGCCATGCTCGCGCACCAGCTCCGCTTCATTCTCAAAACGAACATCAGGCACAATCACACACTTGCCAGCGTTCAAACGCGCAAACGCTTTTACCCAGATATCACCATCAATCATGTGACGGCCCCATTCAGTGCCTAGCGTCTGCATCATGTGACGAGGCGTCACGCCATAATCATCGCTTACTACCGCTTTTTTATCGTCACTACAGTCCACGCCGATAGCGCGTAGCATTTCTTTAAGCGGATCAGCGAACGATGAGCGCAACCAAATACCATCTAAGTTATCGAGCATGTAGCTACAAAGCGTGTCCTTGCCTGCGCGTGCTTGTCCTGCGATACCAATTAGGCGCATTAGTGTGCTAGGTTTTTCCTCATAAGGACCCATAAACCATTCAGAAGTACGAAGCTGAATAGGGCCATACACTTTCTTGCCAGCGTTGAATGTGTCGTCAACGTCTGGTTTTGGCTTAAATGTTTGTAAAAAATCGAATGGATGTATAGTGCTTTGCCCGTACCCATCAATATCTCTATAAACAACTTGCGTTGATGTTGATGAAATAACTTCAAAGACCTGTTTAATGACTCCGCAACTATGAACCCACTTACTTTTGCGCTCAATATTAATACCACCACTCACAACGCCTTCTCCTTTTTATCAGTAACTAACAACTCGCCTGCCATGTATTTTTTAATAGTCCCAGTGGCGTCTTGAAAACCCTTGCACACCACTGCGTAATAACCTTCCTCGTTCAGCACCGCAATACGCTCTTTTTGATTATCTTGCGTTCTGCCGCCTTTCAACTTCTTCAGCTCAATTCGCAATCCGTGATAGCCACCTTTCGGTACATCCAATATCAAGTCCGGATAACCTGCCTGCACTCCCATTCTTTTGAGTTTGGCAGCCTCCTTATCCTTACGATAGCCGCCGTTCGCTGGATGACTTAGGTAGTAAGCTAACGGCCTGCCCTTGTATTTCTGCAACTTCGCCCAGTTAATGATTGATATCTGAATATCATCTTCTGACTTCGCTGGCATGACGATACTTTTCTTACCATCTTTATCAGTGACTACCCTAGCCTTCTTAAACCTTGCAATTCGCGCCAATTTCACACCCTCCTGCCCTTTAAATCGTCCTGACCGACGTATGTACCGAATCAATGTTAAGTGCGCTTAAATCGTCATCTAGTGCGCCGCCTTCTCGGTCCCACTCACACACCTTGCCGTTATCACGCACGCCGTCTATCTCAATCGCGCTACATGAGTAACGCTGTAATTTACTGTGATACGACAAGCCAATAATAAAATCGCCGTTTTCCGTCACCGCTGAATTTTTACGATAGATCATAGCGTTCGGCTTGCCAGCCTTAACCGCTGCTACCAAGTCAGCAAACTTGCGCTCGCCTGGCGTGTAGTCGGATGGGTCCTTCTTCACGCACTTACCTCCCAATCCTTACTACCATTGATAAACTTTAAAAAGTCCGTGTGGCTGATCTCATGCAAATTGTTAAGCACGACGCCTACAGCTGCTGGACACGCCTGCTTAACGGCGCTCACAATATCGTCATAGGCTGGCATGTCCGGCTGCTCGAATAAGACAATCTCGTTAGAAACTGGCTGCCATGCTTTCGGGCTGCTGCACCAAGGCATGTCGATATGTACGAAGGCGATGAAGTATCTGTCTGGTTTGCTCATACCATCTCTCCCTGCATCTCAGCGAGCAATCTCTGATAAGCCTTGTTCGGGTTCTCACCTTTGCGCTTGTTCTCTTTGATGTATCGATCAGTCTCAATAATGCTCATTCCCGGTAGCGGTTCTGTCCAGCGCCAGTTAGGGTCATTCATGGCTGGCACGTAGGTGACTGGCTCTGGTGACTGAAACTCTGCTTGACTAGGGTGGTAAACGTCAGGTTGCTGACTAGGTGGCTTATAATCAGGATTTCTCTCGTTCCAACCGTTAAATGCTGGCTCGTATTTCTCTTGTGCTGATACTGGTGCAAGCTTACGAAATTTAATTTCGTTGTTTATCCAAGTAGTGAATGCGCTGGTCCAGCATTTGTATTGAAGACCTTTCGCTTTTACTCCGTTTTCAAATGTTTCTAAAAATAAAGGTATGTTGATTCCATACTCATTCATCTTGTCTAGTTGCTTGTCAGTAGGTTTAAAATCATCAGGATAATCGGTTAGTTTTTTAATGGTTTTTTTTGATGATTTCTTTTTAGTACCAATATCTGTGTTTATATCTGGTTTACTATCTGTGTTTATATCTGGTATAGGTTGGTCATTTTTGACCATTGCATTGGTCATTTCTGAACAATCCATTGGACATTCTTGAACATTGCATTGGTCATTTTTGTCCAATCCATTGGTCATTTTTGAACAATGGCTTGTATCAAGGCTTTCAGCGCAATATTCAGGCATTGAGTACCATTTTGTGCGGTCATAACCCTTATTGTTGTAATTGCCAGCCAGCAATAAGCCGTCCACTACCATGCTTTTTAGTAGTCGTTGGATAACTTTAGCTGACTTAAAGTAAGGGAATATCTTGAAAAACGCCTCTGCGCTGTTGTACGTCCAGTAATAGCCATCATGCAAGTTAGTGCCATTGGCTTTGTTTTTATCCAGCCAAAAGCGCATATTTTGCAATATCACAGCCTTTTCTATGCCGTACTTCACTGCATCGTCTACGTTAAAAACGTGTACCGTCATTACCCTAACTCCAATTTCTTAAACTCAACAGTCCATACCCACTGGCCGCTATCTTTATCACGCTGCAAGCCTATATCTGTGACCTCATACGCTGGCTGACTACCAAGCAGTCTTAAACCCTTTTCGCTTAAGATAAACTCCAAGCGGTCGCCTATTGCTAAGCTTGGATGATCCATTCCTGAGCGTGGATAAGTGCCTTTTCTCACCAGCGTGGTAAAGCCCGTAGACAATCCTTTTGCAGCTGACCTTTGAAAGTGTCTGTCAGTGATAACTCGATGCAACCTTGGTTTGATACCAATGACAGCCATTACACTAGCTCCGCTTCACGGTTGCGCTCTTTCTCAAGCATCTCTGCAATCTTAGCCACGCCAGCCGGGGTAAATTTAACTCTAGGCTCTGCTCTATCGCGCCCATCATGACCAACGAACGACTGTAGCTTCTGCGTCATGAGTCCTGCACTGGTACGATGTGAGTACGCATTAAGCACGCCTCTATCATCGCGATACATAAAGCGACGGCTAATAGGCTTGGTATCATCAATACACCACGCTACAAAGTCGTTCTGACGCATACCAACAGCTTTAGCGGTATCACGAATACCAGTAGCGCCTTTTGAGCTGCTGATACGTGCCAGCGCTTCGGCCTTGGGTTTTAACTCGATAACCTCAGCTTGTGCCGCTTCTTTAGCTTTATATTCTTCTGCCCATGCAATCGCTGCATCTGCTGGATTAGTAAAGTTAGGTAGTGCTGGCATGACCGGCGATGATTGCGTAGCCTTGCGCTCACATTCTAAAAAGTAGTTTCTAACTTGCTCACCCTTTTCGGTGCGTACTTGCATTGATAGTTTTTTAGCAAAGTCGATAGATAGGTAGTAATTTATGGTCGGTCTGCCGCCTTGGGTATTCGACATTAAGTCGTAAACCCCGTAGTCCATGCCTTCTAGAGCAAAGGGGTTGTCTTTGATGTTCTGCTTTGACCATCTTGCCCATTGGGTAATATCCAATCCCAATGCTTGATATAGCTCTCTCGCATCAACCACTTGCTGCAAATCAGTATTTTGTTGAATAGTGGGGAATTGCATGGCATAATCTCCTTTGTTGCTGCTTGGATTTTTAGTAATTGCGTTGCTAAGGTTCATGTCGTGATACTCCAGTTAAGTTTGTTAGACGCTCATCAACTCCCATTGATGAGCGTTTTTTATTGCCCAGCTTTCGCCTTTTGTTCTTCCAAGAAATCCAGCGCCTGCAATAAATCGCCCACTTCTTTGAGCTTAGCTTTGCGCTTTTCTTCGTCCATGATGAATATCCAGCCGTACGTCTTACGGCTGCTATCAAAAACGGTATAAAAATCTAAGTCATGTATCGTCGCGAGGTTTAGGATCGTCGCGGTGGCAAGCTTATTAGTGCCCGTGATATCACTTGCCAGCACCAACTGCTTACTAAGTAATGCGGCCAGCAGTTTGTCTTTGTCATCAGCGCCGCCGTGAATCGCTTCTGGCATTTGATAGCGAGCAAATTTATCTAAGACAAAGTAAGAATCGTTAGCACTGACCGACTTGATGCGCTTGATATCCAGTTTGTGCTTTTCGATAATCCAGCGGATATCTATGTACTGCGTCTGATAGTCCAGGTTGTCGTTAATATTGCCTTCTTTGCGTTCTAACTTGATTTTGCCGCCGTTGTTTAGCGTTTTGATAAGGCCGGCGCGTCTGATTGCTGCTACCGCTCGCGTGTCTGCGGCTTTACTCTTTCTCTTGGGCGCTGCGGCCTTCTTTTTTTCTAAAACTGGCGTGTGCTCTTTCTTTTGACGCAACACCGCTGTGCCGTCATTCAGTCTTGCCAGCGCTGCTTGATGTTCTGCTTGCGCTCTTGCTTCTGCTTCTTTACGCTTCTGCCCTTCAAGTGCTGCACATAACTCAGCCTCAGTACGCGGTACTTTGCGTTTTGGTGCATTTGGATCGTCCAGATCGGTAAAGCCGACCTTTTCTTTATGCTCAGCAATTTGCGCCGCATACTCGGGGTCAATCTTTTTTGCATATCGGCTAATATCTGAAAATACCTGCTCTCTTAACATTACTGCCCCCACATTCTGTATAACGTCGTCAGCACAATTAATACGGCTGCTACGTGAACTAAGATGTACGACGCTTTCCAAAACGCAGCGTCGTCAGCCACGATGTCTTGGCGTTCTTGCTTTATCTCGTTTTCAATATTCAACCTTGCGACTAGCAGTGTCGGTCTGACATCGTTCTTAGGAACTACCAAGCTCTTGCAAGCTTCTATGCAGCGCATGAGTAACCCAAGTACATTGTTTGAATTAGTATTCAAGCCTGATAAACCAGTTCCTCTATAGCGCACATCGTCATTCATGCCAGCGTCGTTTTGAAAGAAGTCATCAACTGCATCTAAACGCTGGAAATGGTCCTTTGATATACGAAACAGTATTTCGATTTTTGCCGCGTCATAGCATTTCGCATTGGCTGGCACGACCTTTAGGCCGCAAAGCGCGAGCATGTCGCAAAAGCGCACAACTTGGCTTTCTGGGTTTTTTGCATCTAGCCAGCGACCGACTGTGCTTGACTCTACGCCAAGGCATTTAGCGACATTTACCTGCTTAGTCTCTGCAACTGCGTGCAAGATGTCTGATTGCATATTGCGTGACCGTTGCACTCTTTCGGGCGATAATTGGTTTATGGACATGGTTAGGCTTCCTCTTGTAGATATGTTTCAACGTGCTGCACATCCTCGATATTTTTAGGCATAAATATCTCTGGATAATCGATTTTTGCGTCTTTTGAGATGCCACGTTTAACCCAGTTGTGGACAGTGTTGTTTTTATAACCAAGCGCGTCAGATATGGCTTTAACACCACCCAGCCTTTCAATGACCTGCTTATCAAACTCTTTTTTTGATTTCATATTTTTCACGTTTAACTCCTATAGTCACATGACATGATAAATATTATCACATAGTGTGAAATAAAAGGCAATAAACAATTTTTTTCTTGTGAAACAAACACACTCACACGTTGTGTAAAATACGGATAGCAAGATTAATAACGAGGTGACTCATGCACGAGAGTATGAAAAGACTTCAAGAAGTCGCAAAAACAGATAAAAACTCTGACATTTCTCGCGACTTGAACGTTGGTGCCTCTACAGTGGCAAACTGGGTTAAAAGAGGTGTGTCAAAAGAAGGCGCGTTAGCAGCAGCCGCTAAATACGATAGCGATGCTAATTACATATTAGACGGTGTTCAAGAAGCTAAGCCCTCCATCGCTAGTCTTAGAAGTAAAATACACGCTATCCAAAATGGTAGCGACGACAGCCAACCAGCGCCATTAGGCACTAAAAACATACCAATGGCTGAAAACTCAGATAAGGTGCCCATTCTTAGCTGGGTCGCGGCTGGTAGCTGGTCTAACGTTGAGGCAGTGACTTTTGATGATGCTATAGGGAAGGTGTCGAGACCAAATAACTTATCAAAAAACGGCTTTGCCTTAATTGTACGCGGCGAAAGCATGTTACCTAAGTTTGATCCTGACGATATTATCTATGTAGAGCCTGAGACTGGATTGTTTGCATTAAAGAATAATGACCTTGTGGTTGTCCAGTGCAATGGAGACACAGAGGCGACATTTAAGCAGTTGGTTATTGGTGAAACCTCGGATGATATGTATTTAAGACCACTTAACCCTAATTGGCATGAACAGAAGATGATGCCAATGGGTGACTGTAATTTGGTTGGCAAAGTGGTGGGGAAGTATGTCGAATTCTAACGAGTGGGCTTATATATGGGTTTGTCACTTGATACAGCACTCAAAGCTAGTGACAGAGTTACCGCATGGTTGGTGCGTCTATAGAGAGGCGTTAGATTGGGATTAATGTAAATAATAGATAAAACCGTCATTTATGGCGGTTTTTTTTCGTCTGTATTTTCACACCAAGAGATAATATAATCACGTTATGTGATATTTGTTATTGACTTATTTTCACATGGCGTGATAGTATTATCACATCAAAACGGCAAACGCTTTGCCTATTGCCCTCAATCACATAAGGACTATCTTATGAGCAATCAATCAGAACCGTTAAGCCGACGCGACCAGTTAGCGGCATCAGCAATGCAAGGTCTTATTCAGGCCCACGCTGGCAAGCAAGTAAACAGCGTCAAGATAGCAAAATCAGCAGTAAAGCACGCGGATGCCCTACTTAAAGAACTTAACAATCAGGCATAAAAAAACCCAGTCAAGGCAAATTGACTGGGGTAATTCCTACTACGGAGACCCATTATGGAACAATTATTAAAGTTAGTCAACGTCGAGCTGACAGCAAAGCTCGCAATATCTGCCCTACTCGCCAGCGCCGTCATCGCTACTGGTGCCAATGCCCTAGCAACTGGTATCGAAGCGCAAGACCAGGTGCATTTAGAGCACAAGCTTTATCTGGAAGAAAACACCAACCCGGACAGCGAAGATGATATGAGCTGGGAAGAATACGAGGCGAGCCAGCAGGCTAAGACGGCACGCCATGCAAACGATGTTATCGCTAAGGCGTATGGGAGAAAGTCATGAGTATCGTTAAAGTCCTACAGCGCTGCAAGTCAGAAAACAATGACGCCAACATGCAAATGGCTAATGTGTTAGCAAAAATGGGTGTTGATTTTGTACCTATGCCAGTACGCAGTCAGGAGCACCGCGAGCAGTTATTGCTTGAAGGTCAGCAGACGCTAGAAGAACTGCTTGCGCTATCTAGGGATATTAACCGGTCAAGCGAGGTGAAGTCATGAGTGATAGCTACCAACAAGCGCAGGCAGGTTTTGAGTGGATGGATCAGGAAGAACAGCACTGGTTTGCGAACAATATCAGCGAACAAGCCAGCGCTGAAGCTGAAAAACAAATGATGGGCCAACTATTAGCGCAGTTTGATAGCGTGTTTGGTCTTGGTGAGGAGAATATCTAATGGCTATCGTGACTTTAGTGTTAGGCAATAGCGGTTCGGGCAAGTCTTTTAGTATGCAAAACCTTGACCCGTCGCTATGTGGCGTTATCAACGTTATGGGTAAGCCGCTACCTTTTCGAGCTGGCAAGCAATTTAGAAAGCTGAACACGGATAACGCTTACGAGATTAATGAGCGCTTGCCAACCTTTCAAGCGCCTATCGTGATTATCGATGACTTTCAGTACATCATGGCCAATGAGTTTATGCGCGGTGTGACCGATGAAGGTGGTGGCAACTCAGTATTCCAGCGCTTTAATCGGATTGGTCAGAACGCTTGGAACATTCTGAACACGGCTATCAACAATACGCACCCTGACCAACGCATCTACATTTTATCGCACATCGAAGAAGTGGAAGGTAAGACGAAGATTAAAACGATGGGCAAGATGCTCGATGAAAAGATTGTACTTGAAGGCATGGTGACTATCGTACTGCAAACCACTATTCGTAATGGCGAGCATTACTTTATGACCAAGAATGACGGTACAACCACTGTCAAAACGCCGCATGAAATGTTTGCCAGTGAACTAATACCCAATGATTTAAACGCTGTAGATGACGCAATCTGCGACTTCTACGGCATTGCCAAAAACCATAATCAACAGGCACAAATAGCCTAATTTTATTTAAAGGACCTACCCATGAACTTCCCTACTATCCAGCTAAACGAAACTGCCGCACTTAAAGCCAATACTGGTGGCGGTCAATTCTTTGACGGCAACAGCGAACAACTGGTCAAGATTGGTCGCGCTGAGTTTGTTGTATCAAACAACACTGGCACAACCGGCATGGCTTTTGATGTGTTCAACAAAGATGGTCAGAAAGGTTACTTCACCCTTTGGTTTATGAAGCAAGACGGCAGTTATATCGAAGGCTTTTACAACCAGCTACAAAGCATTATGGCGGTCACTGGCGTTACGACACTCACCCCAACGCAAGCTAATATCGACAAGTACGATGCTGCGGCTGGCAAGGTGGTCCCAACTCAGATGACGGTGGCCAATGAATTAATGGGCAAGCACTTCACTGGTCTGTTTATTGATGAGTTTGAAATTTACAACGGTGAGAAGCGCAAGAAGACGCAGCTGTTCGCCGCCTTCAATCAGAAGCGCCAGACTTTGCAAGAACAAAAGGATCAGGCACCAGCGCAGCAAATTGAAGTGCAGATGGAGCGCTTGATTGGTTACTCGCAAAAGTCAGAAAAGGAAGTTGATGCACAGATGAGCGGCAATAAAGGCGGCTATAACAATCAACGTACTAGCCAGCCACAAGGCGGTCAGCAGAATAACGGCGTCACCTATCAGCGTGGTGCGCCAGCTCAGCAAGGTAATCAGGGTTATCAGCAGAGCAATAACGCGCCAGCCAACAACCAAGCCATGAATAACGCGCCAATAGTGGACGATATGGACATTCCCTTCTAGGAGATAGTAATGATCTATTGTAGATACTGCAAAACCGAAAAGGCGGAGGGTGACTTTTATAAGTCATCTATCCGCAGTGACGGCAAGTCTGGCGACTGCAAAGAGTGCATACGTGCCAAGGCTAGAGCTAATAGAGCTAATAACATTGAAGCTCGCCGCGAGTTCGATAGAAAGCGAGCCAACAATCCTGACCGCGTGCAAGCGCGTAAGGATTACCAGCGTACCGAACGAGGCCAACGAAAGGCAAGCGCTGCCAAACGTGCTTACGCTGAGCGCAATCCATCGATACGCCAAGCACACAATGCGGTTAATAACGCATTGCGTGATGGCAAGATTGCAAAACCTTCTTGCTGTGAGACTTGCCAGCAAGAGGCTGAATTACACGGTCATCATTGCGACTACAACAAGCCGCTGGATGTTATGTGGCTGTGCGATCCGTGTCATAAGGCTTGGCATAAAGATAACACGCCTATTTACTGTGACGAGCGCAAGCTGGCTTGACGGTCAGTTTTAACTTTTTGGAATAAACCATCAATCGTTTAGGCAACTGGTATCAGCTAGTTGGTGAGGTGATGGCTCACCAAGGCTATGACGCTGGGGTTAGTTTGAAAGGACAACTGCCAGCCTAAACACCCTATTTTCAACTACTACGGAGTAAAAAGCATGGCAAAGATTAAAAACCGTGATAAGCGTAAAAAAGCGGCAGTCAAAAAGGCGAACCAAGTTAAAGCTGGCAAGCCGGAAATGTACGAAGGTTACATGAAAATTCCCCTCGACACTTCACTCACTGGCGATCAGGTTAGAAATCGAACTGAGTATTTTGACGAATGGCTTAGCCCAAAGGTGCGCAAAGAGATACTGGAATCGCCGCGTAAGTTCGTTGTGACTGGTCATGTATGTATGGCAGATGGTGAAATGTACTGTGCGACGATTGACTATCAAGGTTATGGCGATAGGCGCACGATACCAGACGCGGCAAACATGGCGTTTGATGCAGCAAGGAATGGTAGCGGTGCAGTCATTATGAGTAAGTCGTATGTTGTGGTGCGAGCGCAAAAAGATATGTCTAAGTTTCCTAAAGAAATTGATATCGAATCGATTATGGCTGAACGCCAGAAGCAAGCGCCGGTCATGGGTGTGGCACAGCCTTTTGACTATAACTACCTATTTGAAGAATTTGTTAAGGAATCGAAAGCATGAACACGCCAGCAATGATCATAGATTTTGAAGCAACCGATGTTAGCAAGGAAGCTGAAGCGACACAGCTTGGGTATAGAAATATACGCTTTCATGAAGATGGTTATATCGTCGCTGAAATGATGTATAGCGATATTGGTGAAGGAGTACCTAGTCATACGATTAATTGTTGTCCTGACCGCACAATTAGCTATGGTGCTATGGCCGTCAGTCATATTACGCCAGACGACGTAAAAGATTATCGCAATCATAAGATAGTGGTGCCGCAATATCTTCCAGTCGGCGAAGCGTACATTATCGGCCATAACGTTGACTTCGACATTCAAGTCGCGGCCAATGCTAGCGTCGATGTTAGCCAGTACAAACGTATTTGCACGCAAGCGCTGGCGCGTCGATTGCTGCCGGACCTAGACAGTCACTCATTAGGCGCACTCACTTACGCTATCTATCCTGATCGTGCTAGAGAGTATTGCCGCAATGCGCATCATGCTGGCTGGGATGTAACTTTTACTCGCTGGCTACTAGAGCACTTATGCGAGCTGGGTAATATCACCAGTATGGAGCATCTTTACGCTGCCAGTGAGATTGCACGCATTCCGACCGCTTTCACGTTTGGAAAGTATTACGGCCGCAAGATAACTGAGGTGGCGTTTGAGAACCCTGGTTACTTGCGCTGGATCATAGAGAAGCACGACAACACATACTTGATTGAAGCTTGTAAAAATGTGCTGGCAGGTAAAGGAGCGAGTCATGGGTGATGCTAATTGTCCGGAATGTGGCGGCGGATATGCCTGCCAAGATCAGGTTGCGGATCGAGAAGTAGTAACAGCAACTTGCCGCGAATGCCAAACTGAGTTTGATGTTGAAGCAAGTGTTTCTTTTAATATGGCTTGATGGAGAACGACAATGATTAGATGGCTAAGTATGACAGAGACAGCAAACGAGCTGGGGTTCAAGGACCCTCGCACCTTCCGCGATAATTATATGGCTCAGTACCCACCAGACAGAACAAACAAGCAGCTAAAATGGTGGAAGCAATCAACGGTTGAGCGCATTAAAGAAATTGAGTTTTCCGATGCAGAAGTTACAGACGAGGAAGGCGCGTAATGCGCCTTTTTTTATGCTTGTGTATAAATCCAAGGCGTGACAATATCTGACCACCACTCCATAAGGTGCACACGTTCATCCCAGTAATCAGCGCGATTGTAGGCAAAGCGGCCTTTATTCTCTGGTACGTGTGCCAGGTGACGCTCGATAACATCTTTATCAAACTCTTTTGAGGCGTTCGCGTGCGTTGATAGAAGCGATCTAAAGCCATGAGTCGTCATCTTGCCAGCGCCGGAGGCACGCTTGATGGCTGCCAATGGTGTTTCGGTTGGCATGTGCTCCCAAGGTTTATTCTTTTTCTTAAACACGTATTCATCATTGGTGCGAGTGTCGTACAGCTCGCGCAATATCTCTAATGGTTTTTCAGTCAGCGGTATCATGTGTTCTTGGCGCATCTTCATTCTGTGTGCTGGTATGAGCCAGATACCATTTTCTAAATCAAACTCGCCCGTGTCCCATCGCGCTTTTGCAAGCTCGCTTGGGCGGCAGGCTAGATAGTTATACAAGGCGATTGCTTGCTTGGTTTCAAACTGCATGTCCATGTAGTTTAGCTTTGTCCAAAATTTTGGCATTTCAGTGATTGGCAGGCAAGGCATGTTAATCACTTTGCGCGACGGTATCATCTTACTGACCAATGAGCATGGATTGTTTTGCACATAATCTTTTGCCAGCGCATAATCAAACAATGAATTAAGCAGACGCAAACACCTGTTAGCAGTTTCGATAGTGCCATTGGCAATAAGCAAGCTGATCTCGTTTGATATCATGGCGCGATTCACATCGTTCGCTTTTACTTTTGCAATTCTGTGTGTGACCAACTCCAGTCTATACACGACCGTCTCATGATATTTTTTACTGGTCCACGCTGGCGAGTACACAGACAACCACTCTTGCACCAAGTCCTCGACCAGTATGTCGTTATATCCCATGATAGCCTGACGCTGCATTTCTTGCGCCAATGTGCGAGCATCTTTAAGCGATAGTACCGGGTAAGTGCCTAGCTTTGTTCGTGTGCGCTTGCCAGCCTTAATATAAGCAAGAACCCAAGACTTTTGACCGGACGGCATAACGTCAATCGACAACCCATCGCCCAATGATTTTGAGTAGCGCTTATCCGCTGGCTTGAGTGCTTTTATCTGCTGGTCTTTGGTTATCATCGTCGTCAATCCCGTGTGTCAGTGCGTGTGTACCTTGTGTGCATTAATACTATGATTGACTATGCTTGTCAATGCTTAACTATGCCCTATTAACGTCGGTATAGGCACTAAAAAACCCCTTGAAACGTAGTGTTTTAAGGGGTTTGGTAGGTTTTTACGTCTTACTTTGTTTAACGATGTTTTACATTGTCTAACTATAGATGGTGGAGATGGCGGGAGCGCACACAGTTTAACAAGTATCTGTTTTAACAGGCTTTTTAAGGTTGGTTTTATTTTCGTGTGTCTATGGTGTGTTAGATAACAGCGTGGTATGATAAGTACGTTACTTGCACTTACTTCCTTACCTGAGGTGTAAACCCTAGTCGCTAGGGCTGTGTTGACAGATAGAGCGAACGTAGTCAGACCAGCGGTGCTACGACATGCAAAAACACTGGCAGATGATGTGCGACTCCTTATTATCTATTCTCATCGCATGAGTCATCCGATTGATACCCGTAAAGATTTACTAAGGTATTGCGCCACAAAAGCCGTCGATATTACTCCTATCGGCGGCTTTTTTACGTCTAGGTTTTAGACATTCAGGTGTAGTTTTAGACGTGTTTAGACAAACTTTAGACATTAAAAAAGCCCATCTAAATTAATAGATGGGCTTCGTTGGTTTTTTCTGCGCTACTTTACTCGAGTTTTCACACAGTCCCGGCGACCAAGCCAACATAGCTAGTATAGCAGCTAAGAGTAGCTAAACATAGCTAGGTTTACCCTGTTACGTGCCAGCCAATTCTTCCTGTCTTAATGCTAGGCTGTCCTGTATATTCTGGCGCTCAGCACTGCCAAAGTCTTTACGCTCGACGCGCTTCTCTGCTGACTTCTCAATCTTATCGATATCAACATTAAAGTGCTCGGCATTACGCTCATTCCACGCATCCATCTCGTTATACAGTGCATCGACGCGCTCATCATTTTCTTGATAGATAGCTTCTGCTAAGTGCTTGCTAAAGTAATCCGTCTTAGCCTTCAGCATATTTTTCATGTCATAAGCGTTACTACGGTCACGCCCTGGTCTTGCGTTATTGGCAGGGTTAAAGGCCATCGACTTAATCACAGCATCGGTTTTATCCAAGTCCATGATTTTATCACCTTTGGTGTTACGGTATGATCCAGTCAATGCAATCTCGGCACCTGACGCGGCATCACGAATATAGCGAGGTGAGGCGGTGATAAGTGCGTCTTTATACTTCCCATCGGCTGCCATTGACGCGGCAGAAAAGAAACTCTCGTAAAACCCTGACGACGCGCCCAATATTTCAGCCCAGTCGGTAGGCCCTGGCCTAATCACATCAGTACCAGGAATAACATTACCCAGACTTGAACGACCATGAATATCAATACGACCCTTCTCACTGGCGATACCATACATCAGCGCGTCGGCATTACTCTTACCTAGCAGTCCTTCTAAATAATCAGGCAAGTTAAATGCTTTACCAAACACGCGATAAGCAATACCTTCAAACAGATCGCGTAAGTCATCAGCGAACGGTAAGCCCAACATGCCAGCCAAGGCAAATTGCCACATCATCGCTACTGCCAGCGCTTTAACTTCTTTGTCTCGACCGTGGCGTATCATCTGCTCAGTATAGTTGATAGTGAACTGCTTAAACACGAGGATTAATGGGCCATACTGACCAAGCTTGCCGTTACCGCGTGCCAGACCTGAGCGATTGCCTTTGTTGTAGATGCCTTGCGTCTGCTGAATGATTGATACCGCAAAGTCGTACTTGCTATCAAAGCCTTTTGCCTTTAGTTTGGCATCGCCCATATCTTTGGCGACTCTAAAGGCTGCAATCATGGTACTACGGCGATTCATGGATTCTGATATCTCAGCGGGCCAGCCAGCGGCGGCTTCGATATTACCCCAAACGCCACTTGCTACGCCGCCTTTTCCGCGCTCAAGTCCTTTAATCATGTAGATATTCTGCGGATCAAGATGACCTTCACGCGCCATGCGTAAGTAATCTTCTTTTTTCACCCACGCTGGCAAGTTATCTTCAAAGCCCGTCCAGTTTGGTGTTGGCAATCCGGCGGCTTTCTTACCCATATTGATAGTAGCGTTTGCTGCGTGCTTTCCTACCATTGCCAGCGCTTGCGCCATATAAGCATGGCCCTTGCCAGCGCCCACATAGGCCGTTAGCTTAGGGATAGTCTGCGTAAATGGCTGCGTTAAGTTTAAGAATAAAAACGCTGGCGAGAAGCCCATAAAATAATGGAACATCAGACTGCGCTGCTGGGCAAATTCTTCTTGTGGGTTCTCGATATTCTCAAAAACTTTTTGCGCCTCATTCTGTAGATTGCCGTCATCAATATTTTGGATTGAGCGCTCGATCTCACTGTTATACAGACCGCGACCACTATAGCGGGCGTTGCTCATGACAAACGCTGACAGCACACGCGGCATATCTTCACTATAGCCTGGCACTTTTTTACGATGAATTAGGCGTTTTAGCGCACTGCGATCACTGACCGCGATTTTTAAGTACGCTTGATAGGCGCCATCATCATCTAAGCCAAGCTCGGCTGCAAATAATTGTACCGTTTCGGGCGATAGACCTTTATTTTTGAACTGCTTAAATCCTTCTGGGTTCAGTGTGCCAGTACCGACGGTAAACTGAGTTTCATCGTAGCGCTCTTTTAGCTCTTTAATCGCTTTACGCTGCTGACCTTTGGTTTCGTATAGCTCAAACAAATCTAAGTCATTGGTAGTCTTGTCGCGCACTTCTACTGCATAGTGGCCAAAACGCATCAGCGGCGCATAACCATCTGCTACCAGCTTGTCGTACTTCATGGCAATCGCTGCCATAACATCAAACACATCATCTAGCTGCTTTTGTAGTCGTGCTTCAGCCTTTGGCGTGATTAAACCACCCTTGGCCAGTTTTTCCAGCTCGTCTGTCATGTACTGCTGTAGTACTAGGTTATGGAAGATAGGGTGCATACCTTGCATTTTTAGCTTATGGATTGTTTCTATGTTGACAAGCTTGGTGCCTTTGGCGAGCGACGATAGGGTATCGACTGTCATATTCATAACAGATGTATCGATTGCACGTCTTGCCCGGCGGTAAAAACCAATGTCTTTGTCGGTCAAGTCAAACATCGTTTGCAGCTCGCTATCGCTCCACACTTTGTCTGCCATTGTGCCATCAAAGATTGCTTTTGATACGCGCTCCATTGCTTCTTTTTTCTTACCGACAACTAGGCGAGTATCCCATATTTCAGGTAACAAAGTTTGCACCAAGCCAGCCTCGTTATTCTCATAAGCAATACGCGCCTGCACGTTGTCCGTAAATATTTTAAACACTGGGTTAAGTAGCGCAACATGCTGCGGTGTTGCTAGATGGCGTCTAAGTAGTAGATTAACACCAAACTTGGACGACATAGTAGTCGCTTGTGCAAGCGCCACTCTATCGCGTGCGCGTTCTTTGGCAGTAACTGGCTTGCCGTCAGTACCAAGGCTTGAGTAGCGGCGGCTGAAGCGAGTATCAGGGTTGTTAGCATCAAACCACTCTCTAAATGCTGGCGTGTTTGCCTGTTCCACGCTGTCTTGGCTAAACTGCATTTGTGCGGCTGGCATGTTTTCAACACCCGCAATAGTCACGCTATCCATACTCTGTTCTGCCAAGCGCTTAACCATGCGTTCAGCTAACTGCACCATATCATTAGGTGTCATCTTTAACTGCACGCCGGTATGATTGCGAACCCATGCCCGCACGCCAGCCATAACGCGATTCACAAAGCGCTTGATAACTGCCAGTGGACCGCCGCGCTCTGTTGCTTGCGCATACTCAGTGATTAGATACGGGATATATTCATCGCGTGCTTCGCTATCACTGTAGGCACTTGCCTCTGCGCGCTCCTTGGCTCTAACTGCATACTTATTGCCAGACCTTACTAAGTCATAAAAATTTTCCATTAAACTCATGTAAGTTTGCGTCTCAAGCATGTTTTGAATACCAGCGTGCCCGCCCATTTCATGAAGTAATGTTGCAACTACTGTTTCTGGGGTTAGGTTGTCGGCAATCAGCGTTACCTTGCCGTCATAGTAAAAGCCTTCTGCATCACTTGGGATAAGCAGTCGACCATCGGCATTTACAAAGTCGTTAAGGGTTCGCACTCGCAATTTGCCAGACTTGATAAGCGCTGCGACCACCTCTTTGCCAAAACGATTTTGTAGAACAGTAACAACCTGCTGGCTAGTGGTGCCAGTATTGCCTTTGGCTGGGTTGGCTTTTGAGTATTTCGGCATATCATCAAGCGTTGGACTGTTGCTATCTGAATTAGGCACGCGGTCAGCGTCAGTAAAGTTATTCGGATTACTGTCCTGCTTCAAGGCTTCCGCCTCACCTGCCAGCGTATCTTCAAGCTCTTTTAATTCGCGTGATTTTTCTTCAAGCTCCGTCTGGGCGTCAAACGATTGATTGGCGCGGCGCTCATAGTTTTCAGCATCAGTTTTAGACTGCTCTATCACTTTCTGGATTTTGGCTTTGTAATCAGCCAGCTTATTAACACGGTTGACAATACGCGTGGTCAGTCCATCAGGGCGCGTATCTTTAGCATTGTCGGTATCAAACAAAGCAGCGTCATCAGCCTTCGGTATATTGATATTGGCGTCTGCGTAGAAGTTGCCGCCGTCCATCATTACGCCGTTATAAACCACGTCATAACCTGCGGCAGTACCAAGTACGTGCTCACCAGTATCAAAGTTATCAGCGCGTTTATTGTAGGCCGCTATAATAGCTTGACCAAATTCAGCGCGATTATCAAACGCTTTACCGCCTACTTTGCCGATAACATCGCCTGTCTCGATGTTTTTATGTGTCGGCAGTAGCTTGTTGATATCGTCAAGCTCACGCTCAGCGCGTGCCAGGGTTCGGCGTGCGTCGCGAGCCTTGTTTTGATTGCCAAACTTCTCGTTTTGGTGCCCTGATAATTGACGGTTTAAGCGCTCAACATCTTGGCGCAATCCTGCCAGCTGCATAGATCGCGGATCACCTGACGATAAGGCGCTGGCTTGTTCAAAGGCGCTGGCTTCGCTCACATCGTCCATACTACGAACCGTGGCATCACCGCGCATGGCCTGCTCAATAAAGCGTGCTTTACGTGCGACCATTGACCACATGGTACTGTCGTAACTGCCCTTGGTGGCAAACGCCTTAACGGTCACATCTTTATTTTGATTGCCTTGGCGAATGATACGGCCTTCGCGCTGTTCAACGGATGCTGGGAACCAAGGTGCATCAAGATGGAATAGGTGAGTCAAACGCTTCTGCGCGTTCACGCCCGTTTCCATATCTTTACCACCGATCATAATACGCTTACGACCTTGACGCATATCATCAAACAACTTGCCTTTTTTAGCGTGCGTTTTATTGTCACGCATAAAGGCGATATGCTCAGGCTTCACGCCTTGACGGATAAGCTCACTATTAATCCACTCTTTCATATTAAAGCCGCGACTGGCAGCTGATTGCTCACCCAATCCAATATCGGTGAACATCATAAGCGCGCCACCTTTATACTGGTCTGGCTTGCCGTCTGTCATATATTGATTGTCGGCAGTAGCATGATAAGCGTCTACCATGTTCTGAATGGCTTGGTTTAACTTGCTGTTTGGGTCACTTGGCAATTCAGGATCAACAAAGCGCATGTCAATCGCACTAAAACGACCATCACCAATCACGCTTAAGATAATATCATCGCCTTTTTCTGGCTTGCCGCTACGTTTGCGGATAGCGTCGATACGCTCTGACAAGGTTTTTTGATACTCACTAAACCCGTCCGGCGTTGGTATGGCCACCACTTCGCGACCGCCAGTATGCACGTTAGGACGTACCACAAAGTCGCCCAAGTCTTGACTGGTTAGTACATCCATAAAAGAGCGCACACGGCTCATCAGCTCCGGTACGTTTACAAAGCGTGCAAAGCGCGGCACCACCTCGTAATTACCAGCGGCGTTCTGCTCTAAGCCTTCGACCACCTCCCCAAACTGATTTGCCCAGCTATCAAAATGATGAAGGCCGTCTTGCTGCAACTGCTCAGGCTGAAAATAATGCTGAATAGTATAAAGCTCGCCCATCGTATTGGTGACTGGCGTACCGGACGCACCGACAAAAGCGCGTGTCGGATTGTTCTTTCTAAGTAGTTGCAGCTTTAAATCTAAGTCCATCGCTTTTTGCGAGCCTGCCGGGTCAATACCTTTGATATTTCCCATCTTGGTCACAAAGTTAAGCTTACGGAACTCATGCGCTTCATCGATATACAACTTATCGACGCCCATATCTTCAAAGAATACCGCGCCGTCTTTCTCTTTGGCATCAAGTAAATCATCAAGGTTGCGCTCTAAGCTTTCGATATTGCGTTCAAGCTGCTTGACTGAGGTGCGATTATCGCCGTCACTGGCTTTGGTGGACTCAAGCGCTGCTTGCCATTCTTCAATCTTATTTTCTAAAAAGGCTTTTTTGGTATCAGGTTTTACGCCGATACGCTCAAAACCTGAGTGAGTAATAATGATAGCGTCTGGCGTATTAAGTGCCGCTTGCGCCACAAACTGTTTGCGATTGTGCGTATGAAAGTTTTGTTCATCCGCTACCATGATGTTAGCTGCTGGATAAAGCATCAAAAATTCTTGACTGAATTGGTCAAGCATGTGGTTCGGCACCACAAACATAGGCTTGTTAATTAAGCCCAAACGCTTTTCTTCCATCGCGGCGGCAATCATAGTAAATGTCTTGCCAGCGCCGACCGCATGGTTGAGGTACACATCGCCTTGGCGAATGACACGGTAGATACCGCGCTTTTGCGGGGCGCGTAACTGAATTTTGTTTGACATGCCAGCCAAGGTTAAGTGATCGCCGTTAAAGGTTGGCGGCACAATGTTGTTATAGGTCTTGTTATAGTAGTCAGCAAGCTCCTGTGTGCGCGTATCATCTGACCATAGCCATTTTTTAAACTCGGTCTTTATCTTACGTGCTACTTCATTGGCCAGCTCGGTTGCTACTGAGTCGGTAAAGGTGCTGCCGTCTGCTGACTTACGGGTGATAGATATTTTGCGACTGTTTAAGATGGACTCAACAAGCTGTACGGTGCTGCGGTCTGCGGTGGCATAGTCAGATGAGCGCGAATTGCCACTTACGTCCCATAGTCCAACGGCGCTTGAGTATTCCGCATCAATCTTCGCGCCCAGCACTTCTTCGCTAAACTCTTTAATAGCACTGCCTGGAATCCACGCCGCACCCATGTTGCTAGAAATATCATTAGGTGCGATAGGTGCTGGCTGGACCGCTTCCAATGCTTTGACGTTGCGATTATAAGTGCTGTTATTTTTGGCGGCGGCTTTAGCAGTCGCAAGCTTCTCCACCACGTTCCCAGATAAATAGGTTTCAGCCAAATCCCACTGGTTGGTTGTTGGGTCGCTATAAATCTGATCGCCAAGCTCAGCAATCACTTGCTCGCGGCTTTTATTGGTCACTTGTGCGATACGGTCAATATCAAGCACGCCTTTTTCATCTAACGTATAAACCAAGGCATCTTGCGTACTGGTGATGGTTGGCGCTTTAGGTTTTCGTAAGCTGCGCCCTTCAAAGAAACTGCCCTTAACAACCGTTCCTTTGCCATCATCAACCACGTTTTCAAGCGCACTTGCTAGCACGCCTTCTACATCAAGGAATAGGCGTTGCTTGTTTTTAAAGCGCTTAGTAACGGTTACACTGCCGTCGTCGTTCTCACGCTCGCTGACCGTGTGCGCCATGAGTGGACCATGTTTTTTGACAAAAGCGTCATAGGTGCTATTAAGTGCTGCAAGCGAATCTTCCCATGTGTCTGAATCATTTAACTGGTCACGCTGCGCCTGTTTAAGCGCGTCACGCACGCCCACATAGTCAGTCATAAAGGCAATGTCTTTGGCGCTTAAATCAATGGCCTTGCCGTTGGTGCCGTAACGCTGCGTCAGCGGTTTACCTACGCCGTCAACCACGCGCATAAGCTTGCCGTCTTTTAGATAGACGCCGCCTTCTTTATTGTCTGCACTCGCCGCATCATAATCAAGGCCCGTAACTTTAATGGCTTCGGCTTTGCTACCGCGCTGCGGATTGAACACGTCTTTTGGTAGCTTATCGATTGCCTGATTTACTTGGCTGGCAAAGTCGCCTTTGTTCGGCGTCACCGTATAGGTATCACCAAAGCGGCCACTGGTGATAGCGTGCTCGCCTAACACCATGTCGGGATTATTAACAAAGTATTCATTGATAGCGGTTGGTTTACCGCTGGCCTGTATGGTTTTTACATTGGCCCATGCTGTATCGCTTGGCTGCTCACCCTCTAAGCGCTTGCGCAAAAAGATAATATCGGTGACAACTTCGGTGCCCGCATTTTCTTTAAAGGCTGTTTGTGGTAAACGAATGGCGCCGATAAGGTCTGCCTGCTCTGCTAATAATTCACGAACGCTACTGCCTTTTTTATCCATCGTACCTTTTGAGGTGACAAACGCCATGACGCCGCCCGGCTTTAACTTATCTAAGGTTTTAGCAAAGAAGTAATCATGCAACTGCATAGACTGTTTGGTACTGTTCTTGCCAGCGCCTTTATAGCTCACGCTGATACCAGCAAACGGCGGGTTGCCGACTGCCACATCAAAATGATCGTCTGGTAGTTTCGCTTTAATGTAGTCGTCAATCTTCATGGTTGACTGCGGGTAGAGGTGCTGCGCGATACGCCCAGTGATAGGGTCAAGCTCTAGGCCGACATAAGCGCTGCTATCAGCCATTTTTTTAGGCATCAATCCATTAAACACGCCGATACCGCTGGCGGGTTCTAGCACTTGTCCGCCTTTAAAGCCAAAGTTTTCAAGCGCTTTATAGATACCCTCTACCAATACTGGCGGCGTATAGTGGGCGTACTGCGTGGTACGCATAGCAGTGTCGTACTCACTCTTAGTAAGCAATGACTTTAGTTTTTCACCCAAAGCTTGCCAGCTATCGGACTTATATTTGCCGGTATCAGGGTTAGGGAATATGCCGTTAGCAATCTCACTCGCACCCCAGCCAGAATACTGAGCAAGTAACGCCTGCTCATTGGCTGTGGCTTGACGGCCTTCACTATCAAGCTGTTTAATAAGCTCAATGATTGAGACGTTGCGCTCTGCTACTTTCTGCCAGCTTAGCTTGTCGGTGCTGTCTGCTGGCGAGATGACATGATTCTTCGCCTTTACTGTAGGCGTCGCATCTGCATCTTTAACTGCTCCATCATTTGACCTAGTGCTGTCTGCTCGGCTGTCGCTGTCATCTGCATCTGTTCGCTGATCCGCTTCTGCGGGTCTGCTATCGCCATCGCTTTCGATAATATCTGGTCTTGCGCCTCGTCCATCGAGGTCAGATACGTCGCTAGTAGGCTCTGCTTGAGATCGTCCAGCGTTCCGGCTTTCTGCATCTGCTTGGTCTGCGTCGGATAATCCTCGGTCAGCACGCGATTGATTGTCTTGATTACTTGCTCCGGTGTCATTGTTGTTATCCTGTTCCGTAGTATTGTTATCTATAGTAGCATTAAGCGCCTCAAACTCGCGCTTACTTTCTTCTGGATTGGTCATGCCAGTGGTATCAAGTCCGGGGTAGTGGCGCGTGCCTTCCCAGAATGATAGTAGGTATGGTTTAACCTCTACACCCACATCCTCAATCATCATCTTAGCGTAGTCACCAAACTTGCGAACACCGCTTTCAATGTACGCACCTGCCAGCGTCATGCCATCCATGAGTATTTCAGGGTCCAGTCCTGAGTTGACTTGCGTTAGCTTAGATTTTAAGCGTGCGCGTGCGGCTGCCACCTTATCTTCGGTGAATAGCTTATTGTCTGCAAAGCGGCTTTTACTTTCCTGCTCGCTCACATCATTTTGTGATTTCTCAGTAGCGGCTTTCTTCGCCTCGGCTCGTTTGGCTGGCGCGGACTGCTTTCCAGTCGGTGTAGATGGTTTGGACGCCTGCTGTTCGGCATAACTTTTTGTATTACTAATACCTGCATCTACGGTTTGGTAGCTCATGCCTTTATGTAGTCCGCGCTTACCATTAACTGTCGCCTCTAGTGTGACGCTTTTATCGTCCATGCTTTTTACTACAGCGTCATCAAAAACCCTGCCACTAGACATAATCAAGCGACCAAGATTCTGGTCTTCTGATAGGTTTAGTTTTGATTTATAGTCAACCTCGCCATTGTTGGTAGTAGGTTTCTGCATTTCACGGACCATCGCTTTATCCGATAGCTCTCTTGGTGCTTTTTTAGGCGCTGCGGTGTCTTGCTGTAACGGTGCCTTGCCCGTTGCGGTTAGCTCCTGAGTATTAGGACCTCTATTTTCACTTATTACATCAGTAGGTGTTGAGGTTTGGTTGGTAGCTCCTGTGGTTTGCGCTTTCGGCCGAATCTCAAAGCGACTCTTGCCAGCACTCACAACTTCATGCGTACCGGACAATCCTTTCTTATCAATGAACGCTTGCGCTTTACCATTACTGCCGAACCATTTAGCAAGGCCGTCTTTACCAATAGCTACATCATCGGTTGGCGCTGTTGGCGCTACGGCATTTTGCTTTGGTGTGGGTTTGCTGTTGCTCAGCGAGCGTCCTTGTATTTCATCGACGCGCTTAGCAAATGCCTCAAACTCTGCGTCTGTGCCGCCATACTCACCATCTTCATTGATAGTCATGCCTAGCTCGGTAGCAGCTTGATCCTGTGCCTGTGCATAACTTGGTTTTGCTGGCGCGTTCGGCACAATCTCAAAGCCGCCACCTTTCACCTGTTTAATGGTCACGCTATCAGGGTTAAGCTTTTGTTTTTTAATAGCAGCTTTTGCGGCTGGCTTGCTCTTATAGATACCCTCGTCAGTAGTTGGCGCTGGCGTTTCTGCCTTAGATTGCGTCGGCGCTGGAATATTGATGACTGGGTTTTCATCGGTTAGCTGGGTAGCAGCTGGCGTGCTATCAATTTCTGCCGCCTGTTCCACTTCAACTGGTGCTATCGGTGCTTGTTCTGCCACTGGCTGTTGCACTGGCATCGTTAAACCATTACCAGTAGGCGCGACTTCTTGCGGCTGCTCAACTGCTGGCGCGGCAACTTGCTCGGCTGTCTGCTCACCGCCTTCACGACTTTGGCGAACGCCGTCTAAGCGCTCAGTGAACCACTGGTGCAACTCTTTTTGCACGCCCTCTGGCATAGACTGCCAATCAGCCTTAGCGACGTTCTGATCTACTTGCCCGCCAAACGCATCTGCGATTGCTTTCGCCTTGGCTGTGGCTGGCATATTGCTATCCCAAAAGCGTGCCAAGTTAAACGGTGCGCCATCGGCAGCGATGACGGTTGTATCAAACGATTCATTTTCGTAAGGCTGTGCCAGTTGTTCGCGGCTTGATAGCAGCTCATCTTCTTTGGCTCGGTTAATCTCTCGCTGCTCAATTTTTTGAGCGACGGCCTGCTTTTCTGCATCGGTAGTAGCAGCCTGCGCCTCTTGCTGTAACTGCACCTCAATTTGCTGCTGTTTTGCACGCTCACTAGCGATGTAATCATTAATGCTTGTGGTAGTACCTTTGATAGCTTCTTGCTGTTGTGCGAACGCTGCGTCCTGCTCAGTAGCAGCGGCGCGACTGACCACACCTGCCAGCCCTTGCTTGCCTTCTCCGCGTTTGCTGTCGTACCAACTTTGTGCGGCGGCAATCGATTCTTCTAGCGGCTTCTCATTACTACCATCTTCAATCGCTTCATCAAGTGCTGCTTGCTCTGCTATAAGCTCTGCGAGCTGCGCGTCTTGTGCATCAAGCTCTGCTTCACTCATTGGCTGGACGACTGGCGCTTGCGTCGCTGGCGTGCCGCCTGGGTTTAATGCGTTCTCAAAATCTTGTTCGCTTAGCTCTGTGGCGCCCTCGACTTGACCGTCAAAGTCACTGGCTGCGCTATTGGTTGGGTCAATGCGCGGCGCACGACGTGCCAGCGAGGTGCGAGGAATACCTGCCTTTTCTGCCTCTGCTGCCATAGCATCAAGTGCGGCGCGAGTTTCTTCCACACGAGCCGTTAGCGCCTGACCTTCTGGTGAGCGCGGCGATACTTCTTCAATCTGCTGCTGTAGCTGCGGTATTTGCCCAGCCACTTCTGCATAGGCTTGTTGTGCGGTCTTTAAATCATCTTGCGCTTGGTGTAGTTTTGAGTTGCGCGTGCCAACATAGACGCCGCCGCCCATTGCGGCGCCCAAGATACCGCCCATCAGCATGGCTTCTTTTGTCTGCGCGGTATCAATCTTATCTTTCACGCCCACATCAACGGCGGCTTGCTGTGCAACCTTGTCTGTAAATCCTTCTTGCAAAGCTTCTTCTGCGAAGTTTAAGCCAACGATACCCGTACCAACGGCGGCGGGTATCGCAACTTTTGCCACCTTGCCAGCATCAGCTTTGACCGCCAACGTGTTAAATACCTTTTGCCCCCACTTACTCACAGCCCCGCCAGCGGCACGATTGGCAGTGAATGAGCCGACGCCCGGCGCAAGCATACTAAGCGCGAGTGTCGCAAGGCCAACGGCGTCACCTGATTCTTCAGCGATACTACTGATTGTCTGGTCGCGTGCTTTTTGGTACGCCTCATCTTCACTCATGCCAGCCTTGATGTTTTTATCAAAGTGGCCTTTGTAGATATCTTTTGAGCGTACCGCTGTGGCTAATTGCTCGGGCGTGGCATTTTCTAACTCTTGCTTGGTGCTATCATTACCATCACCATAAGCTTGTGGGTACATGGTTGCAGCTGCTGTACCGTAGGCAGTGGCGGCAGTCATCTTCGCGCCTGCGCCTGCCAGCTGCGCACCTTTTGCAGCGGCGCCGGCACCCGTAAAGCTTAAGGCAAGGTTTGGTATTTGTTCGATAGCGGATAGTGTTAGTTTTTCGGTAAACGATCCGTTTTGCTGAGTATCAGCATAGGCTGGATAGACTTGTTGTAAGTTATCCTCGTGGCGCTCTAACGCCTTAGCGCCGCGATCAAAGATTCCACCGTCGTCATTTTCACCTACGTCAGCGGCAAGCTGTAATGG